AGCTGAGCGTTGGAAATTGTGCCAGACAGATCCGTAGTCGGGATGGTAGCCGACGCCGTGATGGGCGACGTACCACTACCGATCAGATAGCCAGTCAACGTAGCCGCGCCCGTGCCGCCACTGGCGACATTTAATGTCCCGCCCAGCGTGATAACGCCAGCAGCCACCACAGGGCCGCCTGTTGTGGTCAGGCCGGTAGTACCGCCCGACACATCCACTGAAGTCACAGAACCAATGCCAACCGCCGCCCAATAGGTATTGGAGCCATCAGTCGCAAGAACCTTGCCATTTTCACCAGTTTGAAGCGGTAGAAGATTAGTCAACGCACCATTTGCAGTGCTTGCTCCAGTGCCGCCACGCAGAACAGGAAGCTGCCCATTGGTAATTTGGGAGGCATTAATTGAGATCGCTATTGATCCAGCAGCGGTCAACCGGCCATAGTCATCTACCGTAAAGGTAGAAACTGAGGATGCTGAGCCATAACTGCCACTCGACACACCTGTGGTCGGCAGGCTAATCGTTGGATTTCCAGAGCCATTCCCATTGGCAACATCAATCTGACCAGCCGTGCCAAGGATGCTGACACCGCCTGCGGTAGTGCCATTTTGCACCGCCACAATGCCAGTGCCGCTAATGTTGGCGAACGCAGCGGCCAAACCGCTCAAAGACAGGGTTGGATTGCCTGAGACGCCGCTACCATTAGTAATCGACAATCCAGCGCCAGAGACCGCTATAGAACGGGCTGTGACGGCGTTTGAGGCCGTCTTGACTATTACACCAGTGCTTGCCGCCTCAAGGCTGCCAGAAGCCCCATTTAGCGTGATTGTGAGTGCTGCCTGAGCACCACCATCTGTCAACCCAATGCCTGTCCCGCTGGACAAGCGCCGACTATTGGGCAACGAAGATTCCTGATTTAACGTCAAGAAAGTTTGCTGCAAATTCGGGGAGGCCGCCACCTGCCCGGTCGTAGTGCGTACAGTAATCCCACCCTGAACGATAGGAACAAGCTCCGAGCCATCTAATGGCAAGGCGGCTGGCAGATCGGTTATGGCTACGTTTGGCATTATTCTGGCGAAGGTGTGACCTGCAACCCATCAAGATTGCCGTCGTTGTTATTGGCCTGCGGATCTAAATTTTGCTGCGCAGAAATCACATAACCGCCATACCCACCCGTGGACAGGCCGTTGGGATTCGTTGCAACGCTCACATCAGGCCGGGGAAAACGCAAAGTAATCCTCTCTGTCTTCCTAGCTGGAAGACGATAAGGATCAAACTGATCCTTGCAGCCTTGCTCACACACCATCAGACCCGGGAAATTCGGGTCTTTGGATAGCTCGGCATGGGGGCGTTTCATCTTGCAGCGATCACAAACGGCAATCGCTATGTCTGAATATCCCCGAGTATCAAGGAAGATCGCCATTATCTTGTGTACACACTAATGTTTGGAGCCAGATAAATCGGCGACTTATCGCGCTCTTCAGATTCAGCCAAATTCAGGTATTTCTCTGCCTGCACCTCAAGGTACTGGACGCGCTGCAGGTCAACGCCCGGCAATTCCATCGCCATCTGGTGCGCCAACATGTTCTGCACGGCCAAATACCAACGGTCAGGGATCTCAAGCTGCCCATTCAAAGCGCCTACGTCCATCACCTGCCGGGAATACCAGACAACCATCTGCACAAATGGGTCAGACGGTGTCGGCCAGAGGGTAATCTGCGGGAATGGGATCGTGCGGTTGAACCAGAACTGGTACGGCTGGTTGGCCGTGAAGTTCTTGTTGGGCAGAGAGGTGTAGTCATCCCGATTCAGACGAGCCATCGGGACTTCACGGCTCATGTTGCCGACGTAGAACTCACGCACCTGCAGTGTATTGCCGCCAGTCTCACGCATACGGTAATACTGGATGCTTGCACCCGGATCAATCTGATACCACAGCCACTGGCTATCCACCCAAGTGGTTACGCCGCAGTCATGCAGCAGTGTCCAAGTGGAACCGTCAGTGGAGACTTCTAAAAGGATGTGAAAAGATCCAGAAACGCCCGGCAAAATACCAATAGAGCCAGAGTAAATAGGGTTGTCAGTGCCATAATTGATCGAAATGTTGCCATCAGGGGTTGTCTGAACAGTCTTTGTGTCGATGTTGCTGTCAAAAGCATTAGCCACCTGACCACCAGCAGACGAGGCATACCCACCAAAAGCATTGGGCGTAGGCCGGTTCATCGTCCGGTAGTTCACATTCAAAACATCAATCGAACCAGCAGGGAGCTCATAGACGAATTTGGCCGCATTCAGGCCAAAAACCTTCTGGTCGATAGCCCAATAGTTGATGCCAATGTTTGAGAGATTGCTCAGCAGGAAGAAAAGAGACTGCTTGGCAGCGTAAATCTGCTCAGAAGTCAGCTCCTCAGCAAGCTTCCCAGACCGTCTAGCCCCGTGATCGATCAGATCTTGGACTGAAACGACTGTTTGTCCTACGGTTCCAGAATACGCCATGACAATCCTTTACCACGAAGACGCTTTTTTTGATTTTTGATGTGTCGAAACTTTTGACTTCGGAACATTTATGCTGCCACCACCTTTTTTGCCCGATGCCTTCCTTCTGGCTGCTGCGCGTTCTTTAAGACCTTTTATATCGGCGTCAAAATCTTCAAAGCCGGGTGTTGGGGCTTCACGAAAATCCTTCATCGCTTTGTCAGCAAGCGCCTGACGCTTACTGTATTCATCTGGCGAGACCTCTTCATTATTGTGGAAGTATTTACCGCCAACAATACGGAAGTCATTTATGTTTGGTAGCACATCGTCCATATTAATCTCCTTACCAGCCCGGACAATTCCAGCGTTTCATTGATGCCCTTGCGCGTGATCCACGCTCACTTTTCTCTGCAACGGCTCCCATTCGGGCACAGAAAGAGTCTCGACGCTTCCCGCCTTGGGGCTGCGGAGCCTTCAGATTGCTGCCTGTCTCCCGGTTGTATTTCGCTCGACCCTTCGCTGTCAGACCCGCGCCCTGATCTGCCGATAACTTCTCCCCCCGACCTACGGAAAGAGAAGGGCCGCCGTCTTTCATCTTCTCTGGCAGCTTCCCGTAAGCCTTTTTTCCTACATTAGACTGCGTATATTCATCTGCCACATCCTCAGAGATGCCAACTTTCTTGGCAAACTTTGGGTTGTTGGCAACCGCCTTCATCAACCGAAATTGGGCTTTGGACTTGGCTGGCATTTAGGCCACCTGAATCATGCTTGCAATCATCGAAGGGATTGCAGGGTAAGCAGGAGAAACACTGGCAGGCAAATGCTCCAACGTTACAAGAACTGAAGTTGGAACCCAAAAGATTTCAATGTAATCATTGGCCGCCAAGTCCAACAAGAATGTTAAAGATGCGACGTTGTAGCCAAAAATACCGGCACTTTTTCTTGCGGGTATTGTGTATTGCGTAGCAGAGTTTGCAATATCCACACCATTTAAACGCAACCACAAAGTGGCATCATGCTGTGTATTGTCTGTGTTTTTGAACTGGGCACTAAACTGGAAAGAATATTTGCCAGTGCTGGGTACGGTTACCTGTGAATTACTTACCAGAGTTACGCCGTCGGCGACATCTATGGTGTTAAATGTAATGACCGTACCAGCAGATATGTTTCCAGTCTGATCTGTGCTATCACTAAAACCGCCATAAGCGGCGTTGAAAGCCCTAATATCAGCTACGGTAGATTTGACGTTTGCGCCGCTCTGAACTAACGGCACAAGCTCTGTGCCATCCAACGTCGCTGCTGATGGCATTGCGGAAATTTTTTGATCGGCCATTACGAAGACTCCAATACGATCTTGTCATCATTCTCCTGAAGTACATACCCCGGAGAGGTCTCATCGGCGATATAAAAAATCGTGGTTGGTGTTGCGCCATACATATCAACAACACCACTATCGCCAACATCCAAACCAAAATCAGTTCCGCCTACAATGTTTTGTGCGCCAATACCAGACGCAAATCCATCGCTGGTATTCGCCTGATTGGCTACATTGCTGTAACCGACCTTGCCCATTAAATGCCTGCCTGAATAAGTTTCAGGGTTGCCGTTCCGGTTCCGCTATTTACAAGCACCTTGATACCAGACACGGGGAAAGCATAGTTGCCGTCAGCATTTGCCGTCTCGCCAGCAACGCTGGGGTGAGAAAACCAAGTGGTAAACCCAGTCGCTGGGTCATCAAAGGTATGCTGAACTGTGTAATCCACTGTGCCAGTCACAATAACGCCAAAACCCACGTTAAATGGGCTAATGTTGTCATTCATGGCAATCGCGGCGCTACTTCCAACGCCAGTCTTAGAGACAGTTTGAACTCTCATATCAAACCTCAATTGAAAGAGGGGGCACGAAGCCCCCACTTGTTTTTAACAACTGCCACCACGCTTCTTGCTAGGGACAACAGTACGAACGACTTCGCGCTCTTTTGTGCTGACAGAGCCCTTGCCGCCTAATGCATCCATGGCTTCACCAAGCTTACGGGGAATCTTTTTAAGGGTGCTGATCGGGTTTTTTAAAGCCCTCATGAATTGATCACGAGTCTCCCGATTTTCCTTCTCTTCATCCTCATAAAACTTGTTGTAAGCCATTTCGTTGTCGCTTACACCACCGCCACCATCGTACTTCTTCACCTTGCCGCCCTTTTTATAGGTGCCGGAAAGCTGATTGATACTTACAGGTGTTGGGGGACGTTTGTTACCTTGTGGCATTTTGACGGCACGACCATCGTCCTGCACAGCCCCGCCGTCAGCATACTTTTTTGGGGCACCGCCCTTCTTGTAGCCACCGCCATTACCCTTCTTAACGCCACCAGTAGTTGTACCAGTCACGCCGGGAGGAGTAGTGCTGACATTACCTTCAACGCCACCACCCTTGGCATACTTAGCTACGCCACCTTTCTTGTAACCACCGCCGTTACCCAACTTCACGCCGCCAGTCTTAGCAGGCGAACGATCAGGGGTTGCTGTGTGCATCTTGGTCTCAACGTAACCCTCGGCACCTTTTTTAGATGCGCTCACAGGAATTACGCTGCCACCATCTTTGTAGCCACCTTGACCCATGACTACACCACCAGTTTTCAGACCTTTGTGAGCCTTAGAAGCTGGCATGTCTGCGTGCTTTTTCAAAGCTTCAGGCATACCGCCTTCCTTCATCACAGGGCGTACAGGCATTTTGGATGCCATCATAGCCTTGCGACGAGAAGCCATTGAAGGCTTCTTAGGGGATGGGCCTGCGGGCATGGCAGGCATTGAGGACGGCATGGTAGGCGCAGACATCGCACCCAGACCACCCATCGCCATTTTCTTGGCTTTAGTGGTCGAACCGCCTTTTTTCATCTTTACCGCACCGCCTTTTGCGAGTTTGAGCTCAACGGTAGGCTCCGTGGTCATCATTTTGACCATTGGTTTGAATTGGCCCATAGTTAGCCTCAAACTTTCTGAGCGTATACCACTGTGAAGCGGTAGATGCCCTGAGTGGTGCTGATGGTGCCGTTGGGATCAACCGTCAGGAAGACGCCGGTATTGGAACCAACATCAGCCATTGCAGCCAATTGAGCGGCAGTAAAAGTCAGCGCAGCGCGACCGCCGCCGATGACATCAGTAGCCGACAGGTACTGAGTACCAGCAGCAGCAGTGCCTACGGTTGCATTGATCGCAGTTGCAGTACCACCACCAACCGATTCATTCTGAGTTTGATCGATAAGAATATCGATAATCTGAGAATTAGCCGGGATGGTGACACTGGTGCTAGATGCTGTACCGTCTGCGTTCGTGGTTACGGTGCTAGTCTGCATCAAAACGACGAAGCCGCCGTCAGTTGAATCAGTCAGCGTGCCAGAACCAGAACGGAGTGTCGAACCAAAATAGGTTTGCATTTCATTTCTCCTGTAACGAGGGAGGCCGAAGCCCCCCTCACTGGTTTAGACGCCCGGTGTGCCGTACATTGCACGCCAGTCAGTGAAGCCAACGTCGTAACGCTCAGTGGCCTTGTAGCGCATTGAGTCAGTCTCGAAGTCACCTTCCATGGTCTTCTCCAGCTTACGACGCATCAGAAGCTTCATGCCTTCTGGAGCATCGGTCTGAACCCACCATGCGGTAGCAGAAGTCAGACGCGACAGAACTGCAGCGCCTTCGTCCAGCAGGCCGATTGACTTGATTGGGTTGATGTCGTTGTTAGCGTTGCCGCTACGCAGAACCGACTTCAGGAGAACTTCAGCTTGGAAGATGTTGCCGGGTGCGACCACCAGTTGGCGGGGAACCAGACGGATCTTCTTGCCGTTGTTGTCCACAGCTTGGCGGATCTGAATCAGCATCTGCTCAAGCGAGGTCTGCGACAGGTTGGCTGCTGTTGCCAGCAGGTTGGAAGCGGTACCGTTAACGATTGGGTGCGAAGCCGAGTTCAGTTGCACACCGTCGCCGCCGGGGTAAGCCGAGTTGAAAGCGCGATTCAGCACGTTGGCCGACAGCGTTTCTTTGGTCTCAATCAAAGACTGAGCCAAGTGACGGGCATACACCTGACCGATACGGATATGGTCACCGTCTTCAACCAGAACTTTGGTCAGAGCAAATGCCAGACCATAGACGGAGTAGACGTAACGCTTGAGGAACAGCACGCCACCCTGCTGATACGATACCGGAGTACCGTCAGGCAGTTGTGGGGCTGCGCCAAAGCCGTACAGCACTGGCTCTTCATGGTAGTTACGGGGGATGCCCTCTTGCTCACGGAATACGCGAGACCATTCATCTGTACGCTGATCGTAGACACCGTCGAAGCACTCATTCAGGATAGGTTCGACAATGCTACGAAAGTCGGTACTTCTCATTGGAGCTGCCATGGTTCACTCCTCCTTATTAGATGGCGGTGCCAGCAGCAGGAGCAAACTGGTACTCACTGATGTTGGCGCGGACGATCACATACGAATCGCCCCAAGCGTTATCGGTATACGGAGCAATGTCAATAATGCGCATTTGCGCACTGTTGCCAGCACCAACGAGGGTTGTGGATATAGTTGCCTGAGAAAGACCAGTAACGTTCGATCCAGCGGTTGTGTTTGAAAGGTCGGCTTCATCACCAATCGAAGCTTGAGTCAGTGTGCCGTCCGACTGAATTTCATACACGATGTTTTGATCAGCGTAGAAGTACGCAATGCACGAACCAGTCTGGTATGCAGTGCTTGCAGGCCAGTAGTTCGATACACGGCGACGGCCAGTGGTATCAGTCCATTCCACACCAGCAAATGCGCCAACGAAGGCATCACCGGCTGCTGCAGGTTGAATGGTGCCACCAGTGACATACTTCACAGGTTGACCCTTGAGAATATCGCTTCCATATGCAGAAACGATGCCGCCAGCCAGAGCTTGAGCGCGATCCAGACCCGAAGGATGAAACGCAGGGCGCAGGCCGAACGGAGCATTAGTGCTAGACATAATTAACTCCTATCAGTTTAACAATTGCCTTAACCAGTAAATGTTGGCGCAGGCAGTGGTTTGTCCAGTTGCTCAATGCCCTCACCCTCGACTTGCCCGAGCCTCTTGCCCGAACTATCGCGGCCTTGGATGTTCTCTGCTTGCATTCGGATCTTGTTGGCCTCCTCAAGAGGAGCCTCGTGATGGAAGTGCGCCATGATGTCTTGGTACATATCCATCGGGATCTTGAACAGCAGCATCTCATTACACGCGATATAACCAGTATGTTCGCCAGCCTTTACACGGTAATTCTCAAACCCTTTTACGTCCTGTTCCATAACAGGGACATAACCGAGACGGATCCGCTTATCGATGCTGTCGTAACTATTGGTTGTCGATAGCCAGCAAACATGCCAGCCGGGAATAACGGGAGCATTTGGCAATGCGCTTTGTGTCCATTCATCTTTCCACATCTTTCGACGTTCATCAGAAGACACAAATGTTTCCTCCGGTGCCTCACGAACCGAGTCGTGACTAGCGCGAGATTCGCGCCCACCTGCAGAGAGAGATTTTTTCAGACGAGAATCCATGATTAGTTCCTTCCTTGACGGTTGCGGGCTTCCATTGCGTAGCGTTTGATCATGCGATTTCTGGACTCTATGTTGTCCCACATGCCAGCTTCTTTGATAGCGTCCACCTGTGCCTTCGACAAGGTGAATGTGTTCCTGCCTCCGCTATTACTCGATGCTATCTCACGCCCACTGCTAGTTACCGCGCTCCGAGGACGGCGCTGTGCCGGTTTCTCGCTGCTGTGACCATTGTAGCGGCTCGGTAGCCTTTCTGACAAGCGATTGTCAAGCTCTTCCCAATAATCTGGCGTAGCCGGATCCCAGCCCTCTTCAGCCAAGGATTGATCAATGGTAAGAGCGATCTTTGAATCAATATCACCACCCTGTGGGTCGTACCAAGGATGGTCTGCCAGCCACTGGGAAGCGTACCGCTGGACACGGGGATCCTGCCGAATCGTCGTTTGGCGCTCAGGCTGAACCATGCGCTGTTTGTACGACTCCAAATCCTCTGCCTTGCGGCGTGCCTCAAACCACATCTCCTGAGCCGATGTCAGCAAAGAGCCGTCACCGTTGGAGGTGGCCTCAGCAATCTTGCGCTTGGCAAACTCAATCCGGGTGTATTGATCTTCAATCGCCTTGTCCAACCGGGCTAATTCGCTACCGGCTGTTTTCTTTTCAACAACAGAAAGGCGTTCCAAGAGTTCTTGGTTTTGACGTTGCAGGTTTTGCAACCGAACGTCTTTTTCATTGGCCTGCTGGCGGTGGTATTCCTTGCGGGCTTTACGCTTTGCCCGCTTGGCAGCACGGATGCGCTCCTGCTCCGGGTCTACCTCACCATTGGCCTCGATTTCAGCCGCCTGAGCAGCCTCATCGTCCTCATCTGAGCCATGATCATCTTCAGCGGCGGCAGCACCACCCTGTTTCAGCTCCGGCTCATCCCCTTCCATTCCTTCGGGCAACGTTACGGTCGCAGAACCGTCTTGCCCCTCGTTAACCAGCAGATCCTGCGTCTGCTTGTCTGTTGTGTCAGTAGCCATGTCTACCCCTTAAATAAAAGCCCGCATTTCCAGCGGATCACCAGTGACTCGTGCAATGAGTTCATGGTCGTTCAAGATCATGAATAGCGCCGGGTCTTCCAGATCATCGTCTCCGGGAACTTTGACTTCCCAACGATCACCACCCCACTTTGGGACACGGATGTAGTCACCTACCTGCGCCCATGCACCTTCAGGCCACGGCTCCATCGTGTCGCGCTTTTTGAACGCCAAAGGGCCAATCATCAGCACCTTGGCTACCATGTTGTTCCACTTCTCGGTCTCTTTGGTTTCTTCAACCAAGATAATCCCGGCACTGGTTGCTTTCTTCTTGGTACGACGCAGTTGCACCAAAATCCTTGCTCCAAGAGGTTCCGCACCGGGGTTAACGCTCGGGAATGCCCAAGCTAATTCAGCTTCGCTAGAAGCTACCGGCTCATTCATGTTCATCTTCTTCCTTTAGTAAATTATTAAGAATATCAAGGGCATATTCCAGCCCTTGGTGCTGTCCAACCAGCCTCTGATATGTCTCAAAGTTGACGCAATTACCCGCTGCCAACGAAGCGGCAATCTCGTGCTGACGCGCTTTTACAGCGCCTATGAAGTCACCTTCGTATCTCATGCGTTGTCTTTGTTTACGCCCTTTGAACCCCCTTGGAAATTGCCATGATCTGAATTGGCTTTTGGTTGAGTGGCAGATCCCTGCTCCTTGTACTCCTGACCAGTGATCCATGCGCCAGCGGCATTGCGGTGCTGCTGACGTACTGCTTCAGACTGCTCTTCTTTCAAAGTAACGGCCATGATTAAACTCCTAAGTTGCGTTGTGCTGCTTCCTGCAGCGATAGGGCAGTTTCCTGCTGTTCCTTCTGTAACTGGACGCCATCGACCGTAATCTCAGCCGCCTTCATCCTTTCCTTCGTCAGGTTGTTCTCAGTGTTCATGGCAATATCAGCCTGCAACTTCTGAGTCTGCAACTGGATGTCGCTCTGATCACGCATCTGACGGCGCTGAGTCTCAGCCATCGACGCCTGAAGCACTGCCTGCGACTCAGGATCAGCAAGCTGCATTGACTGCTGGCGCTGCTGAGTCATCTGAGACACCGTCTGACCCAACTGCTGCAGGGCAGGCATCACCTTCTCAAAGACCTTCTGCGTATCTATCTTCACATGCTCAGAGGCCACAGCCACCGTCTGGTCAATCGCCTTAGTCATGCCTTTCTCGTCGTACTTGCTCAGGTTGATGCCGGTATCGCCAGAGGCGTACTGCGTCATCTGATCCTTGTACCAAAGCACCATGTGCTGCTTGATGTGCTCCATTTCCTGCGGCAGGCAGGCCATGGCAATAATGGGGTTGCTACCCAGAGTCGGATCCAAAGAAAAGTTCAGGTGGCTCATAATATGAGCTAGATGATCCTGACCGGGGTACGCAAAGGCAGGCTTGCCCAACGCCATCGACATGTTCTCTTCAATGGCATTCATCTCGCCCGGCTTGATTGCAGCAGGCATCAACTCGGCCACATTAGGCACCTTCATTTGCTTTAAAGCCCGAGAGATCACGGCACGGCGGTCAAACAGGTCAGGATTGTCTTTGGCAAACTGCACAACCGTCTGAATTTGCGCAATACGCTGGGTTTCACTGAAGATATGCGGGTCAGAGACTGGCACAATGTCAGAATTGCGCTTGAAATCGTCTGTAGAGATGGGCAAATCAGCGACAACGTCACCTTTTTGCTGCTCATCCAGATACCAGCGGTTAATCCGACCCAAAATCATCAGAACGCGCTTCTGAGACTCGTGTAAACGGGCGTGAATGGCAGAAAATACCGCTGCGCCCTGCTCAATCAGCGCCTGAGTCGTGCCAACAGGGGCTTGTGCGGTCACATCAGCGATCTTTTCCTCAGCCGTAGTCACCACACCCTTGGCCTGCGTGGTCAACCAGCCCAAAAGCTCAAACAAAACGGCGCTTGGCGGGTTAAATGGCAGTGGCATGGCGATTTTTCGCACATCATCCACGCCCGGAGCACCCTCAACCTCGATAACCTGCGTCACATCAATCTGATCTGACTGGCCGGAGATCTTCCCGCCCTTCAGTTTCATCATCGTGGCGCTGTTATTGATATGCGCAGTGTCCAAAAGCGCTCTCAGAGCGCCTGTAAGGGCTGCAGACATGCCACCAATGATGTGAGGCAGGCCAACAGCGTAGGCTCCACGCCATGGAATGAACTTAAACTCGACGATCCAGTCCAACTTGGTCATCGTCTCGTCGCCTTCTTCCCAGTTCCGGTACAAACCAAGTAGCTCATGGTCTTGATCATCGATCATCATGATGTACGGAGCCGTCTTGCCATCAGTGCGACCGTCTTCTTCCAGATCCAACCATGTGTAAATGTGGTAAATCGTGCGCAAACCATCGACGTTGTCACTCATCGACTTGCCTTCGATCTTGTCATTGGCCTTCTGAGCACCACTTTGCTCGGGTTCCAGCGTCGATCTGACAAAGGTTACGTCCCGATACAGGCCGCGCTCGATCCGCTGCTTGTACTCAAAGTCCGTAATCTCATGCACCTCAGTCACACGCTGGGCGGTGTAGAAGTTACCGGCTGCAAATGGCAGGTAAATGTTGTCGATAGGGATGAATTCAGCGCATGGACGGCGCTTTTTATCGTCGTACCACATCTTCAGGTACTGTGAGCCACCCAACGGGAGTTGAGTCAGCATCTGTTCCTGCTCGTCGCGGTACTCTTCGATCTGCTCAGTAAGCTGCCAGTTCATGTAGTCGCGCTTACGCTCTGCCACCTCAGTCTTCTCAGGCGTCACCTCACCCAAAATCTTGGTGCGGGTCGGGCCATCAGGTGGGAACATCTCCTTGATTGCACGGGAAGCAAAGTCAATACACGCCTCAACCATGATTGGATGCACCACCTTTGAGGCACCATTAAAGTTGGCACCACCCGGAGCGTCATTACCCATACCAGTACGGCGCAGGCCATCCTCATATTGCTTGTCACGGCCTTTGCGGTCTTCCTTATCCTTCTCAATCAGGTCAAGGTAACGCATGGCAATGACGTTCAGATCCATGGGATTGAACACCTCGGCAAGGTTTTGGTAAAAGTCCTCGTCCTCACTGGGCGTCTTGAAGTTGCCCTCCATGTTTACCACCACGGAACCATCAGGCATCTCTTCAATCTCGCTCTCTTCAAGGTCAATATCAACCTCGGCACCACCGTCTGGCATCTCTTTTAAGCCACTGATAAAGCGCCCGAACTCGGGGTCAATAGGCATATCGGCCATGATTGTTTCCTTTAATTAACTGTCCAGATTGATTTCACTGCGCCGCCATCAGCAAAGGCTGGCCCTTGAATAAAACGACCACCATCAGTTGTGTCGGGGTCTGCATCATAGGTATTTACTTCGCCGCCTTCTGCCATGCCTTGCACATGCCTCTGCAGCATCTCGTTAAAACTTGTCTCGTAGTCCACAGCGCCGCCTTTAGCCATGCCAGCACCCTCACCCAAGCTGCTGACGTATTGCTGCAGCATTTGGTTTGCTTTTGCAAAAGTAAGCTGACCACCTTCGGCCATGGTTACTGCGCCGCCATCTTTATACGATTGGCCTTTGGCAGCAGATTCGCGCATCTTTGGCGTCACATCAATGTAGTAAACCTTCTCGCCATGTTGATGCGCATACTTCGGCAACAGTTTATTGAAGATGCTGGAATACTGCTCATCAGATAACATCAATGGGCCTCTGTGGCCGCTCATCTTCATAAAGTCATCAAACCATCCGGGGGTCTTCGTAATTGCTTCAATCTCTTGCGATGAAAGTTGATTCATCTTCTTGGATGCGGCAGGCAACGTAGTCTCCCCTACCGTCGCACCAAACTGCTTGGCATACTTGTCGAGGTAGTTCTTGTAGGTCTTGTCGTAATATTGACGCATACCTTCACCGCCGACTTTAAGGTCGAGGCCAGATAAAGATTTTGTCCCATATTCATTTGAACTCTGCCCAAGCAATTTTTTGGCTGCATCTTTACCAATAAAGTCGCTTAACTTATCTTCAGGCACATCAACTTTGTCTATAACTAAATTTCCGTTTTTGTAGCCATGCAAAGTGCCATTCTGGTAAACAAGCTCATCAATATGCTTGCTCAGATCATAGCGATCAGCCTGCCGCTGACCTGTAGTCAGATACACGCGATCCATGCCGGTGTCTGCGGCTTCTTTAATCGCACGCTTTAAGCCAAGCTGATACCAGTTGTCTTTGAACGGTGCGTCTGGAACACCTTTTTCAAAAGCGTTGTAATAACGAGCCCTATCCATTACGTGATCTTTTGTGCCATAAGCCACAGGCATATCCAAGCCTCTTTTTTGCAAAGAAAAGAATCCCGGCTCTTGTTCAACAATTGAATAACCAATTCTTAATTTATCGCCATATCCTTTATCCCTACCCTGCTGATGCCAGTCAGACTGCAACTCATCAATCAGCAATCCCTTCTTGCCATCAACGTCAGTGTGATCAGCTACGCGTAGGTGAAATAGAACATTAGGCTCATCACCGTGGTGGGTTGAGTTTATGAAGTTGTAGTTTTTCTTTTGCCCTTTGTTTATGGTACTAGCAAAATTTTCTAACGCCTCTTCGTCTGATCCTCCAAACCCGCTGCGTGACGCCACCCATTGACCAAATTGATCACGAATTTCAATTTCGCGTTGACCAGTATATTTATTGTCGCTCACCGTTCTAACGGTGTACCCGCTTAAATCTGGAGCAGGAGCAGAGTTTTCTGGCAAAGCAACACGGATCTCACGGTAGTTCGCGCCACCGGGCATGTTGTAGTCGGCATGAGTCTGAGGCCCGAACATAGCCCGCTTGGCTTGGGACTCTGCCTCATATTCTTTCTGCAGCCTTGTCAAAGTACGATCAGCCTCAGCCCACTCCCGGCTGTCGCTGTCCATGTAGGACATGTCATCTTTGAGCTGATATATGTTGTCGCTGAGCTCTTCCAAACTCTCCTTACCCTCTTTAAGGACAGTCTCACGCAACGGTATGCGGTTCTGCTCAGCAGCAGCCAGCACCTCTTCTCTTGTCACCTCTGGACGGGACGCCAGATCACCCAGCCCAAGCTCTGCAAGGCGCTCGTCATTCACGCCCGGCGTCTTCTTCAGGTCGGACACAAACGCAGAACCTTGACCCTTCTTGCGCTGCACATTCAACGCCGCCTTCTCAGCAGGGTTGTAAAATCCAAGATCATTGGCAGGGGCTTTGAGCTTGCCTGACGGGCCGCCTTCAGGGACGATGCTCATACGCATCGGTGCAGTCATGTTTTCAAGCTGCGTCTCCAAGATGTCTGAGAACGTTGGCGTCAACGCCTTGGCGCTTGCTCTGCCGTATTGCAGCGCCTTCTGTGCGGCAAACGGAGCCGTAATCGCAGTGCCAAGCTCCAGCAGTGGGCGCTCTTCGCCTGTAGTCAGTCCTGCTTGGTTGAGCCTTTCTTGGAAGTGCTCTGTGCCGTAAGGCATTACGCCCTGCGGGCCTACTTGCACCTTGGGCGCATATCCCATCTGTGGCGAACGTTTGTCAACGACAGATGTTTGTTGATCCATCACAGACGCTTTCTTGCGCAGGCCGGGGATCTTTGTCTGCAGGTAATCAATGCCCTCGCCAGCCATGCCAAGCAGATCCATTGGTGTGCCAACAGTAAATGCAGCAGGGCCGCGCAGCAGCACATCTGTCACGGCTCCGGGCTTGCTCATCGACCGCTTCTCTCTGCTGAACTGGCGCTTGAACGCATCTGCCAAGTCAGTCAACGGCTGAGGGATTGTGAATGGCTTGGGCTTGAACATGTCGCCAGACACCTCACCCGGATCGCCGCCACCACCCATGTGAACAACGCCACCGTCCTTCTTGCCTGTCAGTTCTTTGATGCGACGGCGGTATTGCTCAAGCTCGTCAAGCAATTGGTTATCGATGATCTGCTTACCGCCCAGCATCTGCAGGGTGCCGAACTCACTGGCCGCCTGCTTTGGGTTGGCACGGATACCGGCCACCGTGTCAGGGAACGTCATCTCATAAGGCATCAGCACATCTGTGCGGCCAAGGAACTTGCCGGGGATGTCATGCGAATAGGTCGGGTGCATTGAAGGCTTCAGGTTCGCCACACCGGGCTCCATCTGCATCACAGAGAACCCGGTCATACCACGCTCCATGTCGCGCAGCTCAGGCTCACTGACTGCATGGCGCACATTCAACCCGCTCGGCAGGCCAAGCTCTTCGGTTGTCTTAGTGAGCTGCATCACTGAGTTGTAGTGCTTGCGTGCCTCCGGGTTTTCAATCATGTACAGATACGACGCCTCTGGATGCTCAATGCCGGGGAAGTCAGGAAACTCGGCCTTCGCGTTACCAGAACGGATGATTTTGTTGAAGTGGTCTACATTGCGTGGCGTCATCTGCTCTGGCTTTGACAGCTTCAGCAAGGCGTCAGCGTAGTGCTCGGCATAGTTCAAACCCTCTGGCCCCATCGCCATGAAGTTTGCCAGCACAGGTGCGCCACCGTACTGCTCAGAAGCGCCAGTCACCCGACGCTGGAATCCAGCAGCAGGCACCAGACCAGATGCCCAACCAGCCTCTTCAGGATGGCCGAGGCCAAAGCGTGGGCCACCGTACTGACGGGACGGCATACGCAATCCCTCACCACCAATACCAAAGATGTCGTAATCAGCGATTGAGATGTCGCCCGGCAGTGACAGCATCACGCTGCCTCGGTGTGGCTCCAGATCAATGTTCTTGGCCTCTGGTACCTCACGGCTGCGCTGGATGTCGTGCTGCAATTCCTGCTCAAGATCAAACTGCTTCTTGCTCTTACCGGCCACGCTCACAGACTCGCCCGGCTTGGCACGGACAAACTCGCCCGTCATCTGCGGGGCTACGCGCTCAGCAATGGCGTTGATCTCGGCTTTAGTCTTGGGCTTTGCGCGGGCAGGCTTCGGGCTTGGCCCCTTGGACTTCTTGGCCTCCACTGGCGCAACCTCGGCAGGCCGCATACGAGCAAGCTCCTCCGCCTGCTTGGCGGACATCTCAGCAACGAACTGGCGCTCAGCCAATGACAACGGACGATTGGAATCCATTAGGTTACGAGCCGCCTCAAAAGACTTCTCGCCCTTACCAACGTTGCTTGCCCTTCTGAATAGCTTGCCACCACCGGCCATGTGCACGCCGCCACCATGAGCCTTAGTGATGTCGGGACTCTTTGGCCCGAGAATGCGTCTGATCTCATCTAATGAAGCGTTGCCACGCTCAGTTGCCGGGTTTACTGGCGCATAGCGTGCTGCCTGCTCTTCCTGCAAACGCCGGAACATCAACTCGGCCTCAAGCTGCTGCTGTGGCGTGCCCTTCGGCAACCTACCGAGAAGCTCGTCAAGATCCGGCGCGTTGCCCGCAGCCTTCGTGCCTTGGGTTGCTTTGAATACCTTTTTGATGTCTTTAGGGGTAGGCATGGTCACACCGCATAAGGGTTGGAGCGCTTGCGCTCGGCGTAGACGTAATCGTCATCGTCATCCTCGATTTTGGGATCTATGTCAAGCCATCCCGCATCTCGCAAGTATCTCAGAGCCTGCGTGCAACTGTCCACGAAATCATCGTGTGTTGATTCGGGGAAAGAACAGATCTGGCTGACAAACCCTTCAGCCCAATCCCTCACATAACCCTTACGTTGTGTGCTCTCAGGGATGTACACCCGCTTGTGCGCAATGATGTTCGCCACGATGGACAGCCGCTGGATCTTGTCTGCCTTGCCGGGGTTGTACGCACGCACTGGCAGGTGGGCACGCTGCAAGTCTTGGATCAGTGAGATGCCAGCCGCCTTATCTTCAATAAGAATAAGATCCACCTTTTTCCCGCCGGTAAAGTTTCCTCTGCCCTCTTCCTCGGGATCAGCGCCGTATGACACCTTGTACTCGTCAATAACCTTCGGACGTAGATCCGGGTACTGAAGCCGATCCTGCCATGCATCGATGAGCATGACAGCCATGGGGCCGTCTTCGGGTTTAAACACTCCCCAAGTCGTTGCAGCCGTCGGGTCGTTGACAGTCTTTTCCGTGTACGCACAGTCATAGCTCTGTAGGATGAACTCAAACTTGGGGAAGGGTTTGTGTGGCGGCCACAGGCGGAACATCTCCCGCTTCACGATGCCGGACTCTTCAGGGTCGATCAGCTCGGCCTCGATCTCCTGCCTGCCCAGCCGGGTGCCCTCGTACTGCAGGATCTGCTTCTTGAAGTTGTCCGCCAGATTGTCGATGTTGGCATACGTCGAGGCGCGGGTGATCACCACATCGTCGCCCTCCCGGCCCACCAGCTCCACGATCAGATCCTTCGGCCTCGGGGTCGTGGTGCAGATCAGCCTGACCTTCTTACCCAGACGCAGGCCGAACTGCATCATGTCCCATGCGTCTTGTAGGTAATCCCATGCAGCCAGCTCGTCACACCAGCCACCATGGAACTGCGGGCCTCGGAAGCGCTCAGGCTCGGATGCCGGGATGCCCTTGATCAGGCTGCCGTTGATCAGCACAAGCTCATGCAGCGCCTTGTTGTAGTCCTTGACCAGCATGTTGGGGATCACTGAGAGCAGGCCAGAGTCGCCCTCAAAGCAGGTGCCACGGACATCTGCCGAGGTCGGGGCGGCCACTACCCAGCGGGTGCCGGGGTTGCTCCATGCCCACCAGCCAAGCTCTTCAGCAGCCGTTCTGGTCTTGCCTGCGCCCCGGCCAGCCAGCATCAGCCATACGTCCCACCACTCACCGGGCGGGCGGACTTGATGATGGTGTGCTTTGGTAAGCCAAAGGGAGCGCCACTCAAAAGCAGCGCGGTAAGTAGCGGGCAGCTTGACGTATTGCTGGCGGAGCTCAGGATCCTTCAGGAGCTCAGCAACGTCGCCCATCAGGGGCTGCTCCACGGACGGTTAAGAAGCTTGCGGCGGTCAGCCGGGGATGATGTATCGCATGGCAGGGCGCTGTCCCGAGGCGTTGATCTGTAGTGCACAATCCCAAAGGCTAAGGCCAGCCTGACCACGGCGGCCATCAGGGAGAAGCCACAGATGAAGCCAAGCAGGAAGTCAGCCATTGGATCCCCTTGCGCGGATAGCAGAGGCGGCTAACTTTGGAGTAAATCCGCACATCAAGCAACCATCATGTTCATTTTTAGAGAAGTCAACCAATGGCGGAGCATCTTCAATCATTTGCGCCACCTTTTCACGCTCGGCTGCTGCAGCTTTGGTAATGCGCTCATCAGCCTGCCAGCCCAGCTCAGTCAGCAGGTCTTCAATGGTGTCGCCATGGCCTGTGGCATAGCCGTGCTCGATCATCCAATGCGCCAACTTCTCACGCTCGGTTGCGGCAGCGGCCTCCAACATACGGCTGATAACCCGCAACGGGATGGCGTACTCCTGCCCATCAATCGGTGTATCGGGGTGCAAGTCTAAGAACCTGCGGATGATGTCATCCCGGTTCATTTCTTGGCCTGCTTAGTCAGCTCAAGGTTCTGCAGCAGGGTGTCGAAGATCGTGGTCTCCACCGTCATCGCCAGCGGGTTCTCTTTGTCCCCAGATATGATCTGCCGGTCGCCATACTTCTTCGGGTGCCACTTCGCCAGAAGCTTCAGGCGCATCTCAGCGCGGTTCCTCTGCCACGTTACATAGCCAGAATCCACAGCCTCCCCAGTCTTAGTCAGGACGTATTCAGGCGGGCTGTCGAGGATCTCCAGCGCCTCCTCAGCAATAGCGTCTGCACCCTGTTCACGGGCGCGCGCGATGGCTCCTGAAAGTGCTTCGTCGCGCCCCATCCAATCATAGATCCTCGTCCACGCTGGCATATGATCATCCCGGCATATCTGCCTCAGTGGTTCCCCATTGGAGAGGCGCTCACATATCTCTGCTGCTAGTTCTGGGGTGTACTTTGATGGTCGCCCCATCTTCTTTCGGGGCTTTGATTGCTCGGCGGCAACTGTGGTGGGATCAGACATATCTCAGTCCTGTTGAATGGTTGCGGATGCTGAGAGTGTAATGTCCTGTTGATTAATGCGCAACGGCACTCTGGCCTTCAAGCGCTTGTGTGGCTATCTTCACAATCTCGCTGAGTGCGCGGCTGTGGCTGGCTGAATTGTTCGGCACCTCAATGATCATCTCCAATGCGTGCATCAGACGGTCGATTGTCTCTGCGGCGGTGAACATGTCATCAGCTATCTGGTTCAGCATGACCTTGGCTTTTACGAGATCCAACTCGGTTATTTGATCTGCCATCTTTCCCTCCTCAAGGTATTCGATTTGACTGTTGCTTTTAGTTAACTAAAGAACTTCTTCAGAAACTCTGCTGCGGCTCCGGGGCCAAGTAAGACCATGATCATCACGCCATACAGCAGATACTCAATCTTCTGCATACGGTCAGCGCCCTTTTCAAGCTGCTCTTCTATCTTCTTTGAGCGCTCATTGCAGATTGCTTCATGAATTGCAAATCGAGTTTCCAAGTCGTGATCCATTTCATTCTTCCGGGCAATTGTTTACTGCGGCACTGCCTTTTCCTGATTCTCTTCGGCAACTTTGGGCAGTTGCGGCATAGCCTGCATCTGAATATTGTTGATCATCACTGCGGACTGGTTGAAAGGCAAAGCGCCCAACAATGTCAGCAGGTGATTGATCTCCTCAAGATTGTATTGCAACGTGATGCTGATGTCTTTATTTTCCATTATTTTTCCTCTGTAGTTAGGTTGTTGGCGAGATGTTTTGCAGTCGAGCCGACTTGTCCGTATTCTTTCAACGGTGAGCTGATAGCTGTTACTCATCACCAACACGGCTGAGGACTGTTCTTGATGGGCTGCCGGAATCGAACCGGACTTACGTCAAGCCGTAGTAACCTTGCCCACAATCCTCATGCGTCTTAGTTGTTGGGCTCGATTTGGTCTTCAGCTACGGCAAACCGGAAAGCCAGAAAACAGTCTGCGTTGACATCCTCGATTGCTGGCTTAACACCCAACACGGCTGACCACTGCTCTTTCCCCGTCTTCCTGCCAAAGCGACCTAGTGTTCTTTGGCTTTCCGGTTCTGGGTTAGTTCGCTTTCCGGGTTCGCGCCCAGCAATGATCATGCGTCTTGGTGGGTTAGGCTGCAGCGCCGGGGTGAACTGACCAAAGTCCCCGAAGCCAGCACTACAGCCCCCCATTGAAATTATATGTCAGTTACAGGTGGTATTACAGTTTCCAGCGTAACAGCAGGTGGTGCAGTAGACACACTGCCCATTGCTGCAATAGCTGTTGTAGGTGCAGGCTGCGTAGCTCATGGTGGCCGTAGCTGCCAGCCAAAGTGCGATCAGGTATTTCATATGTCCTCCTTCAGGTTGTTGGGTACTCGCTGCGTCTGTCTGCAGTACCCACCGCGTAGTCGCAGCAAGTCGCACGGCAGCATCCGCTTTCCCCGTGGTTAATGTAACTTAAACTTCTTCAACTGTAACCCTGTACTTCTTGCCGTACCGATCCTCAACGTTGAGGGTCTTCTTGGTGCTCAGGAAGGCTCCAGAAGCCGCCAGATGAAGCTGTGGGGCTGAAACGCTGGACAGTAGCTTGTCTACGTCATTGGCCTTCAGGTTGCCCCGTATAAGGGCTGCAATGTAGTCGCAATAGGCAAGCATTCAGTCCTCCAGCATCTCGCGTAGGTTCTCAATGGCCTCTTCAGGCGTCGCACCATGCGCACAGGTATCGTCACCGCAGGTGCCCTTGACGTAAGCAACGTAGGCGCACTGCTTGAACAGGAAAGCGCCGTCAGACTCCCAAGCTTCGTATTCGTATTTAGTCATGATCAATCCTCCTCGCTGTCGTAGCGGTCATCGTACATAGCGTCCAAGCGGGCTTCTTCGCGGCGCTCAAACTCCCAATCAACATGTTTTGCCCATTCTGGCAAGTAAACTGGTGATGTATTTTCCATGGTCAGTTTTCGGAAAATGCCCGGATTGCTCCGGGCGGGTTAATCAGAAGTTGTAGTCGTGGAACTTACGGGGCTTGTCAGCAAGGTTGTAGCGGCCACCGTGGGCGTCCTTCCAGCCATGCTTGCCGAGGCGAATACGCTTAACTGGCGCGGTCTCGTCGCTGGTGATGATCCACTTCTGCTGGTTCTGGTTCGAGCAGTGGGCTGAGAAGCCGCCAACATGGAAATCCAGCTTGACTGAGTTGTCGCGCTCGGCTTTCATAGGACGGATCTCGATGGTCTTGTCGCTGATGACGCGGACAACCTCGTATGGGTCAACGTCGCTATACATGCAGTGGTTTGCGTAGTTCATGGTCAGTTCTCCTTTTCGCATCCTGACTAACGTGTCAGTGGTGTAATCTTAGATTAAACGATTAGGGGGGGTCAACCCCCTTTTGCAAATATTTTTAAATTATTTTTGGGCGCTGGACAATTGTCTGTTTGACACCTTCACGCTCACCGTGCTCGGCGACGGTTGCCATCATGCGGATAGCGTCGCCCTTTGAACCGAGGTAGTTGCCACGGTAAACCACGACGTTACCGTTGCAGCGGATGATGTTGATGTGCTTGATGCCAAACTGGGTTTCCATGCTGATCACGCGCTCGATGGTGCCTTCGATCTCGATACGGGCTCCGATGCTGCCGATATGGGCGCTGGTAGCGTTTTGCTGGCGCTTGGCTATCTCACCCTCAACCAAAGCGATTTGGCGCTCTGTGGGCTCTTTCATGCGGTTTGCCATGTCATTGCGAAGCCGAGTCCAGAACTCGCCGCCCAGACCATCGAGGGCATCGAAGAAAGGCTTGTGCAGGCCGATGAATGCATCTTTGGCCGCCTGATGCTGGGCTTGAATGGCAGCGTGCTCGGCAGCCTTGGCAGCGGCACGTTTGGCAGCAGCAGCGTCAAGCTTGGCAAGCTGCTCAGCAGTGTACAGAGGGGCGGTCTTAATGCTGGTGAAGCCGGTGTTGTGGCATGTCCAGCAGTCAAAGCCAGTGAGGCTGTATGGGCGGTCATTGTGGATGCCCATGATCCACATGCGCTTGCCGTCGATCTCAACACAGCGAGTGCAGGCGACTTTGTAGGTGTAGGTGGGCTTGCCCTTGAGGCTAGTCTGAACTGCGCCTGTGTACTCAGTGCCGCTACGGGTGAAAAGTTGGGTCATGATTCGCTCCTGTTCGCATCCGGTCTCAAGTGACCGTGATGTAATCTTAGGTTAAACAATCATGGGTGTCAACACCCCAGAGCAAAATAATTTAAATAATTCCTGCTGCTACCAAGACGGCAACAAAGCACGCCATCAAGATGCAGCAGACCCAGACGATGTCATCAACGTCCATCATCGGAACCACAGGTAAAAGCCGTGCAGGATCCCAATGGGGAACATGATAGCCCCGGCAATCAGGAAGCCCCAGAGCCCCTCTGCAAAGCAGGTGAAAATGTGCGTCAGCCACGCAGCGAAACAACCGATACCAATAACCCAGCCCATAATTCCCCCTCAGTTAAGTAAATAATCTTGCCACTGCCCATTGGCAGCAATCTCGTTCCCATACTTCTTGGCCTGATACAGGTTCGGGAAATACTCCACATCATCCCCGCAGGGATCCCCTTCCCGGTAAACGCTTAGGAAGTAATCTCCGGCCCGTGATTTCTCGACCTTGATGAAGATCTCGTCATTGATGGGGAGCAGGTGGACATGCCCCCCTTCATCTCGTTGTGATGTCCAGCTCATGATGGCTCCCGATTAACGTGAAGTGACTTTGACGGTGAAGACCGCAGAGGTCTTGGTGTACTTGGCGTAAACGTCAGCACCAAAGTCCTTGATGAATTTTTTGCTGTCGAAGGTAGAGCGATTGGAGTCGCTGTAAGTGGCACGGAAAAGATTGCCATCGATAAAGCGCACGCCATCTTTGCCTACTTCCAGTAAGCCATCAGCGCCAGCTTCTTTGATGGAATCCTTGATGGCCTCGGCTTGCTTGGTGAGATCAGCGATCTGAGCCAGCAGTGTGCCCAGCTTGTCTACTTCGGTGAGTGGAATGTCGTTTGTCTTCATGGTCAGTTCTCCTAGTTCGCATCCGGTCTTGATCGACCGTGAACAGAGTTTAATCCTGACTTAAACGATATGTCAACTACTTTATTAAAATATTTTTTCTTCTTGCTCAAGTGGCAACCCATCGGTCAGCAGGCGCTGGATGGTGATGTTCAGAGCGTCGAGCTCGTCCATCTTGCGGATAGCCCACGCCCGCTTGTTCCCATGCCAGCCCATCATTGACCCTTGGTGGCAGTCATAGCAGAGCGCTACAGTGGTGTACTGCTGGCCTTGATTGATGTGGTGGGCAGAGCTCGGCGGCGGAGCATTGCAGACACTGCAGGGCAGGCTCTTCACCCGTGCCAGATGCTTGCGATCAGCCGCCGTCAGTTTGTTGTTCATAGGGTGACTTTGCCCTCAACCCGATTGGTGGCCTCCTGAGATCGCCAGACCTCAACCCTAGCCTGTGCTGCCACCATGTCCCAACGGAGCTTCTCTTCGGCCTCTACGGCCTCCCTAAGCCCCTCTAGTAGCTGGACATACTCCGGGTGACTGTACGCCTCACGCTCCTGCGCATTGACAGCAGTCTCCATCGACCGCTTCATCAGAATTGCTTTCAAGCTCTTGCGGTACTCTTCCATGTAGATACGGTCAGCCTTGGCCTTGGCATAAAACTTCCCATTGTCCCGGATGTAATCGACCGCCCGGTGCGGATCAATATCACGTTCCATTGAATTCCCCCTTCAATTCCATCTTTAATCGGCAGTCGCCACACACCCAGCGTTGACGCATGCCGTTCTCAATCAGCTTGTACCCGCCGTTCTTTGTCGGCTTCCTTACCCTGCAATTGGTGCACAACCTCGGTTCCGATGCTACGTTCTTCAACGACACGATTGACTATCCTCCTCACCTGCCCTTTGTCCATTTTGTTTTTCTTTGCAATTGCGCCGATGGACTCGCCGCGCATAAATGCCTGATAGATCTCAGTGTCTAGTGCTTGCACCTCTGACCCCCATCATCATGTCGGCCATATCGAATGCAGCCTCAGCAATGAACCTACGGTTGTGTTCGCTTTCCAGTATCTCTGGGTCTACTGCAGCCATCAATCCCTGCAAAGCAAACGCAGCAAACGCACACCGCATCTGTTCTTCTGTGTCAAACATACTCATGAGAAAGTCCTCCTCGCATATTCCGCTATCAATAAAGCTTCAGCCTTGCCGTGATCCTTCTTCAGTAAAAGCTTCGCCTGTGGGAAAGCAATCCTCGCAGCAGCAAGTGATCTTTCTTTCTCTGAGTTCAGGCTCATGGCTTTTTTCCATACTTGAGGTATAACGTAAAACACCCGATCAGCAGAGAGTTCAGCAACAGCGCCAATAGAACCAAAGGCACGCATAAAACGCCCACTGCTAACAAGCCCTTGTTTGGGCATGACGCCCACCTGCTCAATACAGATCGCATAGTCATCTCCCGGAGGCACCATCCTTAGAATTAACTGCTTCAAGCTTCTTGCGTCAATCTTGTCACCAACAGACTCAATGTCCTCTGCAGCAATGAACCCACCGTTATGATCAATCGCCGCAATAGCCCCAGAACGAAGTCCGGGGTCAACACCAATCCAGATAGTCATTGCCGTTGTATAGGTATGCGATTGAGTATTGCATTGGCTGCATTCTTCAATGCCGTGCAAAGCTCACCTTCTTCTTCATCGTCTGCAAGCTTCATCACCAACTCAGCACACGCTTCACGCTCAATTCGAATGGCCGTCTTTGTGGTTTCAATTGCCACCGTCATGATCTCAGCCTTTGCCAGCACCAGAGCATCATCAAATTCTTTTTGTGTAAAGACCTGCACGGTGCCACTGCTTGCCAAGAACTGCTTTTGGAAGTTGCTTAACTCACTCATCTCCAATCCCCTTTCTCACCTCTGTTGCCCTTCGCCCATTGATCCTTGACATCAGCCCTAAGCTTCTCGTCATTATGATTTTTTTCCCACATTCGCAGAAAGTCATGAGCTTTGTCTCGGTCTTTGATCCGCATTCGGATAACCTCTCGAACGAGAGAAGTCCATATCTCGGTTTGTACATCGTTCAAAAATCACCTTTCTGATCAAACGCTAATGGTAGCCCATTAAACTTGTCGATGAACTGCTGACTGTCACCGTGAAAATAAAATTCAAACCACGGCTCACGCTCACCGTTTCGTTGCTTCTCGCACATCAGGTACGCATCAGGCGTCATTGGATCAACATCCTCACCACGCTCCATGCTGTGCTGCTTTTTCTTATTGCGCCACAGAATCAGGACATTGTCCACCTGATCTGTGATTGATGACGAGCCACGGAGATCTGACTTGCTCGGTCTTACCTCTTCGCTGGCAAGCTTTCTGATGTGATGCACCAGATGAATGTGAATGTCCTGATCACGAGCAATCGCTGTCAGCTTGTCCACAAAGTTCTTCTGCTCGTTGTAGCTGTCTTCGCCCGGCACGCACTTCATCAGGCTGTCAACGAATACATGCTGCACACCTAGCTTAGTCGCGCAATGGTGGCAGACCGCCTCGATCATCTGAGCATTGACCGTGCCCTGCTGGTCGTACAGGTACAGCTTCTTGTCTACAAAGATCTTGAACCTGCCATAGGCGTCCCGCTTCTGTGAATCAGGCGTCTGGACGTAGTTGTTGGACTCCAGAGACTTCCCGGCAAACTGCCTAATCATCCGCTTCAAGGTGATCTTCGGCTTCATCTCAAAGCTAGCTATGCAGATCTTCTGACCCTGCTTCATCAGACCCAAGGCAACCTGCCCGGTCATCAGGGACTTGCCCGAACCATTGCTGCCAGCCCACACCGTCACCTCACCAGGTCGGAAGGCAAAGCTGTCCATCGTAGTGCTCCAAGGCAACAAAACAGATCTGTCCACCGGAGGGTTGACCAGTTCCTCTTCAAGCTCATCCACCCAGACACGGGCTTCTTTGACCTTGGCCTCATGGTCAGTCATCGCCAGATAGGCGTCGAAGTCAATATCGTCATCACTCAGGTACATAGCCATCCCATTCTCCGCTTTCGCTATCGATTATCAAATCACCACAAACGGTGATCACCCTTCCTGCTGCCGCCCGTCTTAAAGCATCGTGCAGCTTCTTTGCAACTTTGTAATCACTGCACCCAGATACATGAACCGTAAGACCCACCACAAACCGCAGATCCAGTACCTCCGGGTTCTCGGTCGGCAGGATCTCGATCTCCGGGTAAGGCAGGGTGTCTAACGCCAGATGCCAAGTCATGCAGTCAGGAGACCGTCTGTGGCTTATCCAGACGCCCTGTGGGCGCTTTTTTTCGCGCCGGAGGGTCAGGAGTGCTTGATGACCCCTCATGCGCCTGTAGCCCGCTTTGGAGCCCAGTCGGGTACTGCTGTCGGTTTGGCGGCAGCTTTAGTTCCACCACCAGCCTTTTCGTTACGAACCCAGTTTCGCCACGTTGCATCCCAGTCAAGCTTTACGCCCTTCGTGCCGGGCTGCGCAATCCAGAAGTCTCTAAAGCGGTCAGCAACCGCCTTTGGGTTTAGGTCAGGCCGCTCCGTTTTGCAAAACGCTGTTTGGTCTTCCGCCGGAACCCAGTCAGCAGGCAGTCGAGTTCCACGAGACTGCTTTGGTTTTGCCTCTACATTGGTTATTGGTTCTTGGTTATTGGTTGGTTGAACGTCCGTTGAACGGGCGTTGCTCCTGCGTTGAGCGGATGCCTTACCGGCTCTTGATGCTTGTTGTTTTTTAGCTTGGAAATGCTCAATTTCCCGATCCGCCCGACGGCTGACCCAGCCATCATCCGTGAGCTCAAAGAACTCCTCAAGCACCGCTTTTACTTCAGTTTCATGGTCACGCATGTTGATCTGACGAGCAACGGACGTTACACCGGCGTTCAACGGGCGCTCTTGCAAATAGTACGCATCAAGAAGCCTGCGGTATGCAAGATCCTCAAGCAAATTTAAATGTCTGGTATGGCTGGCGTAGTCGCCAATGTTGAATTGGTAATAATGCATCATAGCCTCACGTTATTGGCTCGTTACAAAATAGGTGGGACGCAGCAGGCCGGTAACGAATCGGCTTTTCAGGAGCTACCCTAGCTGTTCCCGTTAATCATACTAGCCGAAAATGTCGGCACGCAAGGCTTTTCTGCTGACCTTGCCTTTTGTCATGCCGCTAATCGCCACAGCCAGTGCTGGGCTTGGCAACTCCTTGCCAGAGACGATCAACGACAACCACGTTTTGCTAATGTTCAGGGCACGAGCCATAGCGGCCTTAGATCCCCGTGGCTGGGAAGAAAAGTATTCTTGTAGAGTCATAGTGAATCCTTGTTGAATGCCCAATTACACCACGATAAAAAAAATTGCGCAAGAACTTGTAATGCACAATTAAATGTTGTATTGTGTGAATACTTAACTGGAGGTTACACAAATGGAAGACGGCGAAAAGAAAATCACCCCATACCGCACTTCGACAGGAATCATGATCGGGCAGTTCTATGAGCGACGCCAACCCATGGAGTACACGCGTGACATGGGGTTGATACAGGTTGCTCTGATCAGTGATCAAAACTTTTTGCGCAAGTTCTGGCTCAAGAATGTGGCTTACGTTGTAAGCGTTGTAGTCGCTATTGTGTCTCTTGCCATCTTTACAAAATGATGACGTTCGGCATCCTTCTGATAGGCGCTGGTCTTTGCCTGCTGGTGATTGCCATATCACTGGGCATCTACCTGATGATGGGAGATGAGGAATGAAGCCGCCTGAAATCATAGCCGTCGCCTTTTACATAGCCATAGCCATGTTCACTCTGTACTACGGCAGCAGGGTCATGTTGGAAGAGCCAAAGCTACCTTGTGGGGTGGCAGAGATCAGCCCTGACTTTGACAGCAAGCACAGGGAGCAGTGCAGACAGATGAGGGGGCATAAGTTATGAATGACAACGAAAAAATACAGCACGATGACTTTACGGCTTTACTGAGAGATGTACTGGAAACCAATCACGCCATAGTCAAACAAAATGCGCTGATCGTGCAGGCGCTGACAATGCCGCGACTTTTAGTAAAAGCTGATCCTGTATATAGCCCTTGGGATAAGTTATGAACGAGATTGCTTTGTATAACTTGACGTTTGCCTTGCCTACCTGTGCGGTATGTAACAAGCCGGTGGAAAAGATGGACTCCATGTACCTGCCAGAGTATGACGGCAAGCTGTTTCGGGCGCACTGCCACGGAAAGACAGAGGATTACATTCTTGGCTCTTACACGATGCTGGATGCCACAGAGATTACGTTTGGCAAAGCGTTTACTGCGCCGCAATTAACAAGAGATGCGCCATGACTGCTATCGGATTTTCCATGTTTATTACTGGTTGGCTATTGGTCAGAACCTATGGCTCACCTTATGAAAGCACCGAAACATACAATCTTGCCGACTGGGTTGGATTGCTTATGGTGATGATTGGCTTTGTTCTTGCAAACATTGGCGTATTTATAAAGCTATGGGAGTTCATGCCATGACTGACAAACAACCCGAAGCACTGCGGCTGGCTGATAGATTGGAAGCGGATGCTCAAGGTTTAAACCTTGGCGCTGAAGGTATGGGCTGGGAGCCAAGCGCAAACAATATGCACGATGCAGCGACCGAACTACGCCGCTTGCATGAGGTGAATGCTGAGTTGGTGGAGGCGCTGAAGTTGGCGCGAGAAGAAGCCGTTGGTTGGTATGACGATTCGCGTGGGTTTGATGCTAAACGTCCTCCAGCATGGCTAAAACCGATTGATGACGCCATTGCCAAAGCTACAGGAGAACAACAATGAAGCTAAAACCGATTGATGGGCACAAATACTTTGTCCATCGGTACAAGTGGACGCATGAGGCTAAGCGCAAACAGTTTCTTCGTGCATTCAAGGAAGGCAAAGCAGTGTTGATACAAAGCACGAGAGATGGGTGGCTATATCAATGGGGTCAACAATGACCATCACACTAACACGCGAGGAAGCGCAACAGGTGCTGGATGCGTTGGACAAGGTTTTTGACCATAACGCTTGGGACTGTTGGCAAACAGCAGTTGATTTGCTCCGCGACCGACTCGCGCAGCCTGAACAAGAAATCGACATGAAGAAGTACCTTGCAAGCCCTAATCCTTGGAAGTTAATGCCATGACTGACCGAGAACTAATGCGACAGGCGGTGGTTGCGCTGGATTTAGCAATGCTGCATGGGGAATATCCGCAAGACGCTGGCATATTCCGCGAAATAAGTAATGCGGCTAACGCCCTTAGCGCCCGACTCGCGCAGGAGACACCTTATGAAATAGGCCAGCGCCTGTACCAAGAAGGCAAAGGCATCTCTGACATACCGACTGCGGTTTATTCCGATAGGGATATTGCTGATGCCTTGCATGGGTATGAAACAGCCAGACGCGCTTTATACGACATGAACAAAGCAGCAGAACAGAATGGGGAGGAGTTGTGATTACCTTGACCAAAGAGGAAGCGCAGCAAGTGCTGGATGCCATGACAAGAATTAGATGGGCGGCAGGTGAGCGCGATAAGAAGAACCGAGTTCGTGATTTTGATGAAGCAATGGATGTCTCTGGTGAAGCAATCGAAACCCTCCGCGCCCGACTTAGCGCACCTGAACCGGAGCCGGTGGCTGACAAGTATCTAATGGAAGTTGAATGCACAAAGTGCGGTGCAAAGCAGGATGGCATCTTGACCGTCAACGCCCCACCACAGCGCGAATGGCAGGGGCTGACGGATGAAGAAGCCGCTGAACTTTGCCATGCGCCTATTGCAGTTATCGAAGCCAAACTAAAGGATAAGAACAGTGGATGACAAAGAACTGATGCAAGGCGCATATATAAAAGCACCATCCCGCTCCTACACGTTGTGGGAAAACACTATGTGCAATCCTCTTGGAGATATGAGAACACAGACGCAGAGTGCTTGGCATGACGGATACGCCAGTGCGAAAGTGGAAAAAGAATGGTATGGGCTGACGGATGAGGAAGCAGCAGAAGTTGAACGGTGGGTTGAGTTTAAAGAAGAAGGAAGCGGTCGCATACCAACCGGCAAACTAATCCGCTACATCGAAGCCAAGCTCCGGGAGAAGAACGCATGACTGACGCCGAATACCAGCAGATGATGCTTGAGCGCCAGCACATACTTGAACAAGCGTTTGACAACGCATACAAAGGTTTTGCCACCGAAGAAGACTGGGCGATTCTTCGATCTGAATGTGGTCTACCCGCCCTGAAGCGAAAGGAAAATCATGTCTTTAATAGCGAAAGCAGAGTCCAATAACTCTTCATTCACACCAGTCCCTCCGGGGATGCACCTTGCCCGTTGCTTCCGCATTGTTGATCTTGGCACGCAAAAGTCCACCTACATGGGTAAGGATAAGTTCCTGCGCAAGATCTTGGTGCAGTTTGAGATCCACTCAGAAGACGCACAAGGCAACCCTCTGCTGACTGAGAAGGGTGAGCCACTGTCAATCTCAAAACGCTACACCCTGTCCCTTGGTGAGAAGGCTACCCTGTCTCAGGATCTTGAGTCATGGCGTGGGTCGGCATTCACCGCAGACGAACGCAAAGGCTTCAACCTTGAGAAGCTTTTAGGCGTCTGGGCCATGCTGAACATCACAAAGAGCGTGGGTGCCGACAACAAGGAATACACCAACATTGAGACCATCAATCCGGTGCCTGCGCAGATTAAGAAGGCTGGCCTGCCTGACCCTCATAACGAGACCATGCTCTACAGCATTGAGAAGAGTGACGAGGATACCTTCAACAAGCTATCTGAGGGTGTACGCAAGACCATTGCAAACAGCCCTGAGTATCAAGCCCGAAACAAGAACGCCCCATATGACGATGGCTTTGGCGACGATCCCAACGAACCATTCTAAGGAGAAGTAAATGTACCTAGCGCATCCGCTGCTGGATTTTTTGAAGAAGGAATACGGGCTGAAGAATGACGCAGCTTTGGCGAAGGCGCTAGGTATCAAGCCTCCGACCATCAGTAAGATCCGTGCCAACAGAAACGTTGTCAGCGCGGAGATGAAGATCATCATCCACAAGAAAACCGGGATGTCGATTGAAGACATTGAAAGCTTTTTGGGGGAGAAATGACCGTTACTTCGACTTCGATAGAAGCCTACATCGAGCATAAAGATACCGGGAAGCTGGGGAAACAAGCGTCAGCAGTTCTTGAACGAATGTCCCCAGCCAAAGACTACTCAAGGCGGGAGCTTGCAAGTTTGACCGGGTTTGATCTGTCTGCAATCTGCGGGCGGGTCAACGAGCTTCTAGCCCTTGGGATGCTAGAAGAACTGTCGCCCCGTAAGTGCTCAATCACAGGCAAGAACATCCATCCAATAAAACTTAGGACACCACATGTCACTCATAGCGAAACAGGTTCACTCTTCTGAAAGTACACACTGGTACACCCGAGAGGGGGAACCAATGTACACAGTGCCATCAAAGAAAGATGGCTCACCACGGAACACCACCCTGCGGGACGCCAGAGAGCTCAACCTGATCCCTAGCGTCACCACCATCCTGAATGTGGCCGCAAAGCCGGGGCTAACCGCTTGGCTGCAGGAACAGGCCATTCTGGCAGCCTTGACCCTTCCACGGGACGAGGATGAGCCAGAGTCAGTATGGCTAAAGCGGGTGGTACAGGACTCCAAACAGCAGGGCAAAGATGCCGCAGATAAGGGCACAGAGATCCATGAGGCCATCCAGAGCTATTACGAGGGCAAGAAGGAGTCCAGATACCCGTTCCATGTCTCAGCCTGCGTCAACCTGATTAAGAGCCACTACGGCGATCTGAACTGGATTGCTGAACGATCCTTCGGCCATGAGCTTGGGTTTGGCGGTAAGTGTGACATGCACACCACAGACGCAGGCGGAATCGTGGTGGACATCAAAACCAAAGAGTTCACAGACGCATCCAAGCCCCTATGGTACGACGAGCACCTGCTCCAGCTTGCTGCCTACCGGGTAGGGCTAGGGATGCCGGAAGCCCGGTGCGCAAACGTCTTTGTGTCCCGTAATGACCCTGAGTTAGCTGTAATAAAAGAGTGGGAAGAGGATGATCTGAAGCGCGGCTGGGAGATGTTTACGCACCTTCTGGCGTACTGGCAACTTAAAAATCAACACGAATGAAAGGGGTACTGACATGTTAGAGATACAAAAATCTGTTTTGACCAAAGCCATGAAACTGCTCAACTCCATTAAAGTTGAATACGCCATCTTGGCAGACGGAGAAAAGTACGGGACGTTAGAAGTTGCTGGCAAGAAGAGAACAGTCGGCAAGAGAGCCTTTGCTGTCAAATATGGAAGAAACGTTGTCTTAAATTATGTAAAGCCTTACATAGACAACCTCAAGGTTGGTGAAATCATACAAATACCTTTGGGCGAATATGACCTTGATGCAATCGCTGCCACATCAGCTTCTCATGCGCACAAAGTGTTTGGCACTGGCGGCCATACAAGCAGAAAAGACAAAAAGAACAATACCTTTTCAATTATGCGATTGGAGGTTTAAATGAAAGCATTTCCAAATACACCATTTAGTGATGCAGGTAGACAGCAAGACACCGGCATGGACTTACGAGATTACTTCGCGGCTAAGGCAATGCAGGCAAAATTGACACGCGAGATTCCTGCTCAAGTGATAAAACATGTTGTAAGTGGCAAGACGATAGCAGAATGGATGGCGAATCAGGCTTATGTAATGGCAGACGCAATGATGAAAGAAAGGGAAAAGACAGGTGAGTAAAGAACTGCGCGAAGAAGCACAGAAGTTCGTCAACGAAGACATCATCAAGCAGGTGTTCTTCCAATGTGGCAACACCATGCCAAACGGGATGTACGTTGATGAGATTGAGCTAATTGAATACTCAGAGAAGCTTATCCTTGTGGTCGGCAAAGACATTGCCAAAGCTGAACGTGAGGAGATTCTGAAGATTCTGGATAACGTCAACCCAGAGGTTGCCAAGCTCATCAGAGAACGCAGGGGTTAAAAAAACCCCCGAGGAAGGGGAGCTCGGGGGGCATCCACCAAGGATGAAACCACCCGTCGTTGCAAGTCGGGTGGCACTACAGACTATTTGGGGCGTAATGCAGGTATCTTTTCGTACAGGTAATCCAAAGCCATTTGAGGGGCTACCTGCAACAATCCACCCGGTTGAGTTACTTGTCTAACGTCAGTCTTAGGCGCTGGCCCGATTGCAGCCTTTACACCCAACATAGGGATGGAACCCAAAATGCCCAAGCCCTTAACGCTTGCAGCCGTTGGGTTGGTAGGTGGAACCATCGCCATAGTGTTTAGTACGGCAGAAACGCCATGTACAGCCGCCCCTAAAGGATCTTTGCCACTGGCACGGTCAAATGCCTCACTGATGTCATAAAAGGCACCAGCGCCCGAAAATACGTTGCCAGCAAAGGGCAGAAAGCCTCTACCGCCCATGGCAATACCAAGGCGCTGCAGGTTGCTTATGTTGGCCTGCTGAGGGATGGTTACCCCACCCTTGAGTGTTCTTTGGGCTAAGCCCTCCATGCGGCGCAGCTCTTCCAGTCGCCGGGTAAAGGCAGAGACATCGCGCCCCATTGACTGCAACCGATTTATTTCAGCCTGCACAGTGGCTATTTGAGGCTGAATGATCTTCAGAGCATCCTTGGCTATCCTTACTTGCTCAGCAGCCACTGCAGCCTCCTGAGCCGCTACCTGAGCAGCTCTAGCAGATTCTTGAGCCGTAACAGTAGCAGCCGCCTCTGGAGGCAGCATCAACTGCCCACGGCCTTGACCGGCAAGCTGATACTGGCTACCACCCAACTGCTTAATTTTCTCAAGACGGGCTAAGTCCTGATTGATCAGCGCCTGACCACCTTTTGGGTTGGCCTTGGTCATGTCCTGCGCAGCCTCAAGGGTCACATTTGGGAGCTGGTGCCCCTCACCTGCCATAGCACGCATCCAGTTAGACGCACCAGAGGCACCCTCAACTTTAGGGCCAGAGGCACGACCAGCCTGCGCCAGATCATCAAGGGCTGAAGGGAAGCCAGTCGATATTGGAGGCTCAGGCGGGATCATGTTACGGAACTGCGCAGCCTGCTGCTCTAATGCCGCCAGTTGTGCCTGCTTGCCAGAAATCTGCTGACCAGACAGGTTACGCGCCATTTCAATTAAAGTGGCCTCATCTTTGATCTTTGTTACGTCAATACCAGCCTCAAGCAGCGTATTCTTTAACGCCCTGCTGTAGATCTCTCTTTGCAAACTGTCTTTGGACAATAGATACTTTTCCAGAATGCCTTTGATGGCACCAGCAGTCCCACCAATGACGGCAAAGTCGCTTGAAGGTCTTTGAGGTCTACCCTCCGTCGTTGTGGTTGCAACAGCCGCAGGCGGCTCTAAGGCAATTTTTTGAGCCTCAGTAAGAGGGACACCATCTTCTGTCGAAGCTTCAACAGGAGGCGCACTTTGGGCAGTATCTGATTGGTACTTCTTAACAACAGCCCAATCATCTTTGCTTGCTGGCTTTTGCTCTACAACTGCCCATTCATCTTTTTCAGCCATGGTTTCACCTATTTAATTCTGATGGGCTTACCGCCTCTTAACGTCCACTCTTGACCATTTGCAAATCGAGTTACCTGCCCCTCAGCCAACTGTTTTAATGCTGCTGGAGGCAGTGTTGTTTGAGGCGTTGTTTGTGATTGTGTAGACACGCCACCCAATAGCTTGGCGTTTGAGTCACGAATACGGTCAAGTTTATCCTCATAACCTTTCTTAATAGCCTTGTACTCATCACTGTGAGTAAAGTCTTCATAAGATCCATTCGTCTTTTTCTTGTATTTGTAAAAGGCGTCACCAACCTTCTCAGTGACATTTGCACGCTCTTCAATCAATTCAGCCTTCAGGCGAACTGCCAGAGCACTATCAGACGGCAAGACGTTGACCTGCTGGAACAGGCCAGTTTCTTTATCACTGATCGCGCCCTCACCACGAGACATACGACGCTCAAGAATAGTAAGCTGAGCAATGTTTCTCAAGAACAGGCTGTAAGCATCCCTGTCTGCCTTAGTAACCCCCGGCTTCTTGCTGGCAAAGTTATCAACAGCAACATACAGATCTTTGGGGTCAATGCTTACGCTACCCCAAGGCGTGATAATTCCAGACTGAATAGTCCGCGCCAAGGCATCTGATACAGTCGTATCCTGCATAACATCCAAGATCTTTGGATTGCTGGTTGCGATAGAGCGCAAGTCTTTGGCAATGATGCGTATGTTCTGGGCATTCGTGCCCTCTTTCATAATGTTGGTGCCAAGCTCAACATCAGCCTTTGTTTCTTCTTCAGACCGTTTTCTTGGGCCAGTTTCTTGGGTTATAACTTGTTGCTCTGCTTTTTGCTGTCTAAGGTTTCTTTCAAGCTCCTCTTCTTTCCGCTGTCTCTCAAGCTCTTCAGCGCTTAAAACGCGACCAGTTGGCACTCTTGCGGTTGTAGTTCGTGCGGCAGCCACGGAAGAATCTGCTTTGGGTTCTGCTGTAGTAACGGCTTTAGGGACTACCGCCTTATCAGCAGGGGCTTCAGCAGCAGGCTTCGGATTGGTCATCTCTGGGCTGTTGAATGTCGTGCCAATAGTAGACTTGGGCACAACAACGCCACGGAACTGACTGCCGTTAAACCAGTGTTGCAACCTGTCAGGGCTTCCACTTCCCTTTGCATCCAGATAATCACGATAATCAACAGGTGCCATCTCAAACGTACCAACGCCGTATTCAGGAATTTGTACTTTGATTGGTGTCTGCGTAAACCGTGCCTCATCCTTCTTCACTTTTATTTCAAGCTCAGACGGCGTCATAAAGCGCAGCCTCCCATCTGAACCAACAATTGTGTTTACAGGCATGTTGTTGGATTTATACACATCCAACAATTTAGCGAAGTCCCCAGACTTTTGCGCCTCATTAACTTCTTTCCAGAAGTTCATTGGCATTTTAATATTGCCAACGCCGGGCAAGTTACGCTCAACGCTTTGTTCTTTGGCCTCAACCTCGCGCTCTTTAAACCCACTTTCTTTTTTCTCAAGACTAAGCTTTGTTTCTTCACGAATGTCCTTACGCTGAGCAAGCTGCAGTTCTTGTAACCGCCTTTGCAGATCAACTTCTTTGATTTGAATATCTCGGTTCTCACGGAACGCCTTACGATACTCTTCAAGGATCTTGCCCATTGCTGGGTTGAATGTCTTGAGCATAGCGATCTGCTCATCAGTCATCCGGGCAATCTTGTTTCTTGGAACAGCAGGCAGCGCCAACTCAGGCATATCCAATGCCTTGGCTGCTTCAATAGTTTGTACTTCAGCTACCTTTGCTGCCTCAGCAGGCGCTTCAGCAGGAGCTGCGGCAGGAGCCTCAGCAGGAGCCGCAACATCAACCTTTGCAGGAGGTGGCGCAGCAGGAGGAGGAACAGGCGGAACCTCTGCCTTAGCAACCTTCGCAACCGGCGGAGCTTCAAGATCTTCAGCACCAAACATCTCGGCCATCAACTGCTGACCCATCAATTCACGCTTCTGCTGTTGAGCACCAACCTCCAGCTCATACGCAAGCTTGGCCTCTTCCTGCTGACGGCGGAACTGCTTCTCTGCCTCAGCAGCATAATTGGACATGCCATAGCCAAGCGACTCCCCAAAACCACCTGTCTTTGTGGGGGCTAATAAACCAGCGGCCAATCCCATCATTGCAGGGTCGAATGGCATCTGTTGACGGGAAGAGATCAAGTCCATCAACCGTTTACGATGGGCGTCCAGAATCTGCTGGCTTTCTGCGGTCTGTGCTTGAAGCTTTTGCGCAAAACTGGCCGTCGGATTTATGGAGGACAAACCGCCCTTCTCAGTATCTGCCATATCTAACCTCGTTTATTTACCCGTTGCAGGAACAACTGACGAGCTTTGTGGGGTGCCCGTTATCGTGGTCGTAGCAGTCGGCTTACCAAAGCTACCAAGTGCTGCCAGCAGACCTGTAAGCTGCGCCAGAGGGCTTGTGCTGTAGCCTGTCGAACCCACAGTCTGTTTGGTCTCCCCGGTTGGGATCTGGTAGCCCTGCAGAAGCTTGGAGTACGCCTGAGCCGATGTCATTGGGTAATCTAACATACGCTGCGCCAATGCCTGCTCAGTGCCTCCCAGCGTGCTTAGTGTGCCCAGACCTGTCGTTCCAGCCTGACTCTGCAATTGACCCAGTCCACCTAGCACCTGACCAGACTGCAGGGCACGGGAAAGGTCTGTCTGAGCATTTGTTATGGCGTTTTGATAGCCAGTGCTCAACACACCCGCCTGCTTACCCAGTAAGTCAGCCTGCAGATCACGCAGGGTATTACCTGTCGCCTGATACTGTCGCTGAGATCCAAATTGACCCATGGCACCAGCAGCGCCCTTTAGGGATGGCAAAATGCTTTCCTGAATCTGCCGATTCTGCAGACGAGCCATTTCATCCACCACATTGGTGGTGTACGGATTCATGTATTGACCGACCATCTGAGGGGCTGTGGTAGCCCCAGCAGCCGTCGCCAGCTCAGCGCCAGTACCCATGGTGCCCATACCAGAGAAAGCCGCCGTAGGAGCCATGGCAAGCGCCTGCTGCTGCAGCGGAGACATCCCAGCCACACCACCCATCTGAACGCCTGCCTGACCAAGGTTGGCAATGTCCTGCAGATAATTGGTATAGAACTCAGGCGCAGTCTGCTGCGCTTGGGTGACGGTCGTTAACGCCGGTAGCGCTTCGCCTTGAAATAAATCAGCCATTTTTCTTGCTCCTTGCTTGAGCCTGCTTCAGGTACTGTAAGGGTGATTTGGATGCCGGTGGAATTTTATTCACAGGCGCAGAACGCTTATGAGCGCGGATTTCTTCACGGAACTTGTCCAGCATGTCAGAACCCGCCTTTGAGGATCCGTTGCCTAGCTGAGCTACAGTATCCGCATCAAAGACGTACTCACCATCGGCAAGCATGGCAGGGATGTCATCTGACTGACCATCGCCCGGCCCCATAACACGAGAACCTGCACGGTAGTCATGACGGCCTTCAACGGTAGGCACATGCAGACCACCTTGAGCCATACCGCCGTTTGCCATACCACCATTTTGGGTGTTGCCCATCATCTGCATTGGGTCAACAACAGTACCGTAGGTGTAGAAGCTTGGCTCTTGAACTTGACCACCACCAGCCATCAAAGGCGTTGCCATACCACCGTCTTTGTATCCACCTTGGTAATCTCCCCAATAGCTACTGGAAGTCCAATCAGGGGTATTGTAGTAAGAATTGCTGCCAGTGCCGCCGCTGAAGTTGTATATTGGATCTGGGTCGGTATATGAATAATATGAACCACCAGAGTTATTGTTGTAGTCAGTCAAATAACTTGGCGTCGTTGATCCAGAATAATAAGAACCACCGCCCGCCGGATTATTTATATTATCTAAATTATAGGGGCTGGTTGGGCTCCACCAAGGATCGTTACCACCAAATTCAAGATTATCTGAACCGGATCCACCAGCAGAGCCTTCGCCGGTTGATGGGTTGTACACCAATCTCGTAGATCCATCAGGATTGATAGCGTAAGTATTCCCGTATTGCTGGTAATAAGTTTCACCCTGTGAGCCAGTAACTGGAACCCTCTCACCTTCTGCATTAGTTGTTGAAAGTGGCCTCTTTCTCAATGGTGCTGTTATTCCAGAAATAAGGCCGCCAATATCTCCAATAGCGCTGCTACCAGCTCTTTTGGCAAGGTCATACAAGTTCCCTGCAGCTTTTGCGCCTGCAGCAGAAGCAGCAGATTCTGGCGTTATTAAATAACCCAAAGCGCCACCCAATAAAGCACCAGTCAGAGGACTAATAGGCTCTGTTGAACGAGGTGTCACATTGATGGCTGGCATTAAGTTGCGGCCACTACCAACAGATGAAAAAGTCATTGGAGCGCGAGATGCTAAGGCAGGCATAGCAGAATACTGGCTCATTGGCATCAAAGAACCAAGACCACTCGGGGCACCAAAAGACCGCATCATCTCATCAGACATTGCAGGAACATCACGAACACCGTATTCCGAATAAGGCACAAACCTTGGCGCAGCAACCATAGTCTCTCTGCCGGGGATGGCATACTGAGAGAAATCAGTTGGGCGGGCAACACCTTGTCCAGCCGTTGAGTTTTTCAAAAGCTCAGAAAACAGCGCACCAAGCGCAGCACCCTTTGCTGTACCTGTGCCCATAATGGCGCTTGCAATGTCTGTTAATGAACCTCCACCAGTAGCAGCATTTGCCAATGGAACAGTTGACGGATCATTCAAAGCTGAATATTCAGTGCCAACACTGTCAATGCCACTGTAGTCAACCCCAGAAGTTGGAGCCGATGTTACCGTAGGTGCATTTGCGCCAAGGGTTGCATAGTCAGTTACACTTGGGTCTGCCATAATTACCTCTGCTTTTTAAGCGTGATCAATCCGCCACGCGCAACTCTAAAAATATTTCCTGCTTGCGTTCTCAAAGCATATTCCTCTGGGGACATTAGCACTAATGATTGAGTATCCAATTCATTCAAAAGATTGGGTATCAATGAACCCATAAGGTTTGTTGGTTGTGGTGCATATCCAGTTCTTGAAAAGTTTGAGAACTGCAAACCACCTTGTGGCATAGGCGCACCGGGTCTTGGCATGGGGGCACCACTCATTGGTGGTTGCATAGACTGCGGCATAGCCACGTTATCAGTCAACACCCCCAATTTGCCTGTAGTTCCATCAATAGGATCAGAGATACCACCAGCGCCTTCAAACTGAGAGAGGTCACCAAGCCCTGCCTGCTGCAATCCAGACAATGTCAAAACATCAGAACCATATGCAGGCTGAGGCACACCAGTTGTTGCGGTGCCCGATGTAATAGCATTCAGAATACTTTGATTGGTTTGCTCTATGGTTGGCGCAGCAGGCACAGGAACTTGAGTCACAGCCTCACCAGACGGAGGGACATCTCCAGCCAATGTTTGCTTTTCAGCGTCCGCAAGAACCTTTTGATCCAATTCTGCAGTAAGTTTTGCCTGCTCAGCAGCAGCAATGTTTTCTGGTGTTGGATTAAGTGATGCTTGAGCCTCAGCCTCTATGAATGCTGCATGTGATTGATCCGCTTGGGACATCAATCGGTTGAACATTCTCTTATCAAATGCTGGAGAGGTCTCACCAAGCTTTTCAACCATTGAAAAATCATCTCCGCCCATCGGAGAAATTTTTCCAAATTCAGTTACGTCTTGGAGCGTCTTAAAATCGCCTGTAAGTGCAGCTTTTTTCAAAGCGTCATCAGTAAGACTATCTCCAAAAACTTCAATTGGCTTTAATACGCCAGCAACATCTTCGGGGACATCATCAGTGATGGTTTCATAACCAGACGTTGTGGCTGGTTTGTATCCGGGGATGTCGATATAGTCAGAAGCAGCCAAAGCAGAACCATACTGTTTGCCGTAGTATGGGTCTTTCTCCATCTGGTTTATCTGGGCAAGCTGTCCTTCCAATGACAAAGGAACTTCATCAACCAATTTATCTGAAACACCAGCGTAAGTTGGCGGATTGTCTTCTATACCCTCATCTCCCATGAAGGTTTTCTTTATGTCCTGCAAACCTTCTTTAGCTTTTGCAGTTAAATCTTCCCATCCGCTTTCAACAAAAGCGTTTGCAAATCCAGTCGCAAAATCACCCCCTGTGGCAGTTGCGCCAACACCAGAAGCAACACCAGATTTCAGAGCTCCTTGAAGGCTTGCATGGCTTTCTGCAGACAAACCAAGGCTCTTAGATTGAGCAGCAACTTCTGGGGCAACATATTCATCGTAACCAGAGGCAGCCATTGATCCGGCAAAGGCACCAGCAGCAGCTTGTTGCCAATCACCGCCTGTAGCAGCAGTTAAACTGCCAGCGACCAAACTTTGGCTTGTTGCTGCCGTTAAGGCTTTTGCTGCCGCTTCATTTGTAACTGCGCTGCTAACTGCAGAACCTACCGCAGGAGCAATTTTTGCGGCTACATGTGGTGTAGCAACGGAAATAGCAGCAGCCTTTGCAATGTCTTCAAGGTCTCCGCCTCTAGCCGCCGCAATTGCAGATTGAGTTACATAAGCAGGAATTCCAACTGCCTGACCGGCAATGGTAAGAAGCGTCGGCAGGGGGTCATTGATGACCGCCTCTACCGTCTTAACAACGGTATCTACTACTTTCTCAACGGCTTTGACAACGACACTCATGTCATGTCTCCCTTGGCTCACCAAGTTGCAACGTGACAGAAATGCCGCCTTTTTCTTCCTTCACTGAATAACCCATGCCGGGGAACGGTGGGTTACGGGAGATAGCCTTGAAGATGTTTAAGACTGTTGGGTTCTCAAAATGAGAATGCAAAACATCGTATCCGTATTGACGCGCAGCCTGAATGAACGCATAAGAGTTCTCAAGGTAGTTTCTTGCGGTATCAGCGTTGATGGCGCGGAAGAAACCTTCGCGTGGGCCTTTGTGATGGACAATGAATAGTGTGTTTCCCTCTTTGAACAGGGTCACATTCTTTTCATTCAGTTCTGCAATAACGGCGGCATAAATATTTGCAGGCGGCAAATCTGAACCAGTTTCATCAGCACCCAAGATGATGATTGGCTCAACTTCCAGCAAGTTTTTTTTGCTATCAACAAGCATCTCAATACCTACAAAGGTTTGAAGATTGCTGCGCTGTAGACGTTTCCCATCCCCGCTGCAAGGCTCAGCACCGCGCCGGGTGGCGGGCTGATAGGTTCAGATAAAAATACTTCGTCACTTTCCGTCCGGTTCGGAATCTCTGGAATAACGCCTGATCGCATGTCCTCCAAGAGCATCAAAGTTTCCAGAAGTCCACTCGCACCCATCGTATGACCGATTCTCTGCTTGTATGAAGTGGCAACAAAACTTTTAAGTGTAGATTGTAAAGCAGTTAACTCCGAAATGTTATTAGAAATTGTCCCTGTACCATGGGTTTTTACAATTCTGACATCATGCGGCTTGACTGCAGAAAACTCAAATGCGCCTTCAATGGCTTTAATAAAACCACTGCCATCTTCAAGTTGCCCAATGGCATTAGTGCTGGCCTCTGAGGCGGTATAAGCCCCGCAGAACTCAGCAACCGGGGTATCCCCTGTCTTATTGACGGCAAGCCAATTGTCAAAGACGGCAAGGGCAGCCCCCTGTCCAACATAAAAGCCCCGGTTTTGCTTGTCAAAGGCACTTGGCTTAACGCCCGTCTTCTCTTCCTCAGCCGTCAAAACAGCCTTGGATTCACCGAAGAATTGCAGGACAGCGTTCGACACCCCATCCTCCACCGTCAGCACAATGACCCGCGCAAACCCATAGTGGCTCATCAACGTGTTCACATCCATCAGCACCTTCAGGCTTGATGCGCAGGCGCTGGAGTCAGTCACCACATGATCCTGTGCCCCACACTGCTGGGCTACCCTCCCGGCATAAACCTGCGTCAGGGTAAGTGGCAGGAACTTGTAGTCGTAACTTAACTGGCTATCGTACTTCCGCTGGTTGATTCCGGCAAAGTGGGCATTACCGCCCGCCAGAATAAAGGCCGTCTTGCCTACCTCCTGCTCCCTGAGTGTCTTCAGCAGGGCAGGATCCAGCACCTTCTCAGCCAGCTTATGAGGCGGGTACGTCAACCCCATCTTTACCTTGGCATAAGTCTCTGGGAACCAGTGAACCCGCTGCGGGTAAACTGCATCCTCCATCAACTCCACGTTACTGGTGGCCGCCGTCCTGTAATGAGTGAGATAGATCATTTGATGGCCTCTATCGCCGCCTCTATGGACTCCGGCTCTTTTGTCTTGTGTTGCATCAAAAAGTCGTGGATCTCACGGATTGTCACAGGGACAAGCTCTTTCCCCTTGTCTTCAGGGATTCCGTAGAGTTCACACATATACAAACCAATTAGCAAACTATCAAGACTGTCTACGTCTATGTCTTGAAGTTGATCATCCAGACTTTTTGCATTGTCAAAATCTGGGGACATCGGTTTTGCGACTTTTGCTGTAGCGTTAAATAGTTTTATAAAGTCGATCATTGTTATCTTGGTTGAACGGCTCCTACAACAGCCTGTGCCCAATCCTGCCAGTCATTAAAGACGGCTGGCCCCGGTATACCTTCATTGGTGAAAACGTCAATGGCCTTCAAACCCTCGCCCCATTGACGCCAATCTGTGCCCTGCATAGGTATTGCCAACTGCTGTGTTGCGTACAACTCACACATCAAAGATGCCCACGACTCAAATGTATGCCCCCTCGGATCATAAATAAGCGATACGTCAGACATCAATAACCCCTTACGTCGCCAACATTGGCTGACAGCAATAACCGTCCAAGCTGGTAATTACCGTTGACGGTATTTGACACAAACTTCAGTCTACATTCACGGCGCTGTTCACGCATGTCAATTTTTCCAGTTGTGGGAGAAAAGACATAAGCCGCAGAGGTTTGATCCTCTTCCTGCGCATAGGGGCGGCCAGTGACGTAGAGCTCCATGTTCCCAGATTGCAGGAAATCAGGTTCTACACGCTCCAGATGCAGCCAGAAGTTATCCCCAGCGAGTGACGGCTGTGCTGGGCCGCCACCAACCCAACCAAGGTCTGAGGTCTCAAAGTAGCTCTCAATGGCGCTGACTTGGATCCCCTTAATCTCATCCGTGCCAAACTCATGCTGCCACAGGGAAACAAAGCTCATGACATATGTAAGCGTGATCTTAAAGTTGGATCCGCCGCCCGGCAGGGCATACGTCAATTCATCGCCAACCGTATAGTTAATGCCATTGGCCGTAATAACGACATCCGTTACTATGCCGCCAGCTACGGTAATCGTGGCCTGAGCGCCAGTTCCAGTGCCGCCAGTCATGGCAACGTCAGTGTAGGTGCCGTCCGTATAGCCAGAGCCAGCCGTCAACGTAAACAGGTTTGCGCCACCCGTAGCATTGATGGTTGTCCCGGCATTTACAGGGAAGGGGAAAACCTGCGAGAAGAACCCAGCCGACCGTCGGGCACCAAGTGCCTGACCAGCGTCATACCAAGTCTGCTCACGGATGTTATAAACAATCGCATCATTGCACTCAACAGAGTCGCCGCGAGGGTAGAACCACCAGATCTCGCCATACCGAGGAACCTTGGACACATAGACCTTCTGGCGCTGCGCATAGTTCAGATTGTCAAAGAACCAGTTCTGGTTCATGTTGTTCGGGATCTCTTTGACAACACCGTTGTACATCAGGAAGCGGTCAACGCCACACCAATAATAAACACCGTCGTATTCGATAACCGACTGCGCAGACAAGATTGATGACTGGCTGGAAACAATGTCATACCGCCAAAACAAGGTTGTGGTTGTGACGCCATTGGAAATGGTGGTCGGGTTGTACGAAACCCGGATCAGGGAGTCCAAAGACCAAAAGAGGCCGGATGGTGAGTTGGAACCACCTCGCACTGGCAAGCCCTGAACGATCTTTGTACCCGCCACGTTTGTCTCGTTGGCGTCAGCCCCACTCCAATCCGTGGGATCCCCGGCAGCGCAGTTCTTGATCAGGCCATTATTGCCGTAAACAAAAAGGTAGGGGTGCAAGACTACGCATCCACCGCTGACCTCAACAGGGCTCGCCCCATCCATAACGGCGGTCATGCTTGTGCCTGTAACATCACCAATCAAGACTGGCGTATTGACGGTGTTTGAAATATCACTGAGGTTTTGTCCCGGATGGGCAACTAATGACTCTTGACCGCCGCCAGTGGTGTCGTAGAGCGTGTCAAACTGCCAAAGGTTATCAACATCTGGGGTAAAGTCAGTCAGGGTGAAATTACTTACCCCAGATCCAATGCCGTTGTTATCAATAGGGATGACCTGCAAGCCATCAGAATACCCGTTGAAAACATAGTTGAAGTTGTCTTGGACGTTGATGTAAATGCCCCGAGATGGCCCAGCCATATCCCCAACAATCTGGCGATAGCCAAGCATCTTTCTTGGGCGGCCACGCTGAAAGCGAACCCAACGGCCATCGTTATAGAACATCTTGTCCAGAACAGTGCCGTCCCGCTGAACTCCGGGCTTTGTATCTGGGCTAAATACCTTCTTGGTCATGTGAATACACCCCCGGCAATACCTGTCGTAAAGTTTCCAGAGCCCGTCACATTCACCCCGGTCGCGCTAAACGCAACCCGATTTGTACCCAAAATAGAAATGTTCATTTGTCCAGCGCCCGGACGATAAATACCTGTGCTTGTCTCACCGGCAAAGTTAAGCGCAGGCGTGCCCACAGTTCCGTTAACCAAGCTGATCGCAGTAGCACCCGCCTGAACCGTGTTGGCGTTCAAAAAGTTGGTGCCGTCACAGATCAACGTTACTTGCTGACCCGGAGGAACAATCGCATTCGCGCCACCCACAACACCAGTGGTAATGGTCAGTGAATAGCCGTTATCTGTTACCTGATTGGAAATGATGTACAGGTTGACTGCAGGCGGATACTGGGCGATTACGTTACCCGTAAGGCTGCCAACATACTCCTGAATCGTGTTTGAAGCTTCACTGGGCGTAATCAGGTAAGTGCCAGTGGTGACCGGCTTTACCAGTGCAGTAAAAATAAAGTTGGCGCTCTGACCGTAGCCTACAGTGACAAATTCTGAGCCTGTACTAATGATGAAGGCAGACTCATCTGGGGCAAAGTTCTTAGTGGCGCTACCGTCAATCGTGTTTGCGCCAGAGCAGGCAACGGTCAATGTGCCTGTGCCGTTGTTCTTCAGCAAGAAGAACCAGTTGTTGCCAATTGTGCTGGCATCCGGCAGGGTGACAGATCCAGCACCAGAAGCCCAAACCTTGGTCTGTGCCCGGTCATTCGCCACAAACGTGTAGCCATTCACAAAGGATGAGGCTGGATGGCTTTGATTCAGGGTGGTCGATATAGCCACCAGCCCAAGCCCAGCCAATACGCTGGCATTGGATGTAGTCGTGGTCGAACCAAAAGCAATAATGCCCCAGACACCGGCAGCAGAGGTGTTGTCAGTAATGTAAATGTACTGAGCCTCACCTGACGCCACAGTGCAAATTACACCGCCGTCGTTATCCAGAACATCAACGTCAAACCCGCCGAAGTTGTTGATCAGGGAGTCTGTACCCACGGACACCTGATCAGCCGCAGGCATCGTCAAGGTGCGGCCTGAAGCGTTCGCTGTGATGTCAATGATCCGGGAGGCATAAAGCTGGCTACCCGTAGCAAAAGTCGGCCATACAAGCGTCTTGTTCGTTGTCAGGGATATTTCTTGGTAACTGACATCGGTTGGGACAATGACATCCCCAGTGAACGGGCTGGTAAAGGTCATGATTAGCTATCCTGAGCAATCGCCTGACGGTCACCCAGACGCTGAATGTTCTCTGTTTTCAGTTGGGTAACAATCTTGTTGTACTCCGCTTGCCACATAGGCATACGCTCATCGTTCTTCAGGAAGGGCATAGCCTGCAGCAGGGAGCCATACAGCATGGCCTGCGGAGCATATTGAGTGAACCAGTTGGTTTGATTGGTGGCGTCCAGAGGCTGAACCTCTTCGTAGTACATCACCTCAAAGTCATAGGCTACATCCGGGGTAGGCACCACCAGCCAGTGCGTATAGTCGTAATCCCCATAGTATTTGGGCGCACCTTCTTCAGACTCATCAGGCCAGTATTGGCGCATGAACTCATAGGTACGCAAGAAAACAGGCTGCCGTGCACCGTCTACCGTGACATTCATGGAAACTGTCTTGCGCCAGCGGGCAGGCTTGGTGATCACCGGGTTACCGGCCACCATATTTGACTCATTGACCGTCAGATTGCCAAGAAACTTGATCTCGCTGGCAAGGGTCTGCTCAGCCAGCATAATGAAGGTGGGGATCTTGTCTAACGTGGCAGTATCTGTACGCTCCAGATAGCTGGAGATGTCGTTGTACAGAGAGGTGTAGGTCATTGAGACGGCCATTACCAGTTACCTTTCTTGGCCTTGGCACCGTGTAAATTAGCCACCAAAGAGGGGTACTTAGTGCCAGTCTTTTTGGCAAAGGCTTTGGCGGCCTTCTTTTGATTCGGGCTCAGTTTTTCCGGCTTACCCAGATCTTTTGGCCTTGGCTTCTCCCAAACGTCTTTCATTTTTCCTCCGCCGCATTGTGTTTTTAGGCAATCATCGTCTCAGCATGAGTCTTGGCCTCCGCCACCCGGCGCAGCCAGCCCTTACCGAAGGTCGCAAACGTAGGCAGACTGCGGTAAAACGCTTCCTTTTCTGCACTGAATTTTGCCACTAATTCCCCCTGATTGGCATCTTTTAATGCCTGCATGGTCTTAGGGCCGATAGCACCGTCCGGGGTTGCCCCTACAGCCTTCTGCATGGTCTTAATCGCTCTGCCGGGGCCAGCGTTGACCGCAAAGTCAAACATCAGGTAATCCAGCCCGTCAGGCATCTCATCAGCCCTTACGGCATCCCAGTATTTCTTTTTGTACATTGGGGCGACAATCTCAGGGGTCAGGGCACGCATTGCCGCCTCATCCACCACCTTGCCTACCCACTCTTCCCACACCTTTTTGGTCACACCCAGATTGGTCATGCCGCCGGGATCTTTGGGATGGTTTACAAAGCCACCCTCGTGTTTAAGGATTGCCTTCAGGGCTTCGTCAAAGTTCTCTTTCATTTCTTCGCCCGCATATCAATGATCTTTTCAAGCGTTCTGCCGCCAAAGTAAAAAGACATCACGAGCATCCCCCACTGGCCTAGCAGTTCAACAAACGAGTCTGCAATGTCAACCAGCGCAGCGTCAAGGATTGCCAGTGCCATGTAGGCAACCAAGATGTACACCAGCGTCAGCGGTCGGATGTTCTTGGACAGCCAGCTATCGCTTGCCATGTCGGCTTTTAAGCGCTCAGTCAGGTTGTTCTGCTCAGACTTGTACAAGTCCGTTTCATTCGCCATCTTGGCAAGCTCACCATCCTGAGCCATCTTGGCAAGCTCAAGCTGCGCCTTAGCCTTCTGTTCAGGGTCAGGAATCAGTTTGTCGATCAGTTTGCCGCCAATGCCCAGCAGCGCGTCAAGTCCTAGCATGTCAACCTCCTTGTTGGAACATCCACCGCATAAAATAACCAAACCCGACAATTAATGCGAATACAACAACCATCGCCCCCACGGCCTGTATCGTCTCAAGCTGCTTAACTCGGGCGCGGCGCTTCTTCATCGCTTCAGCCTTCTCATGCAGCCGCTTTTCAGTCTCTGCTTGACGCAGGGCTTCGGCTTTTGCCTCACGCTCGGAGCGAAGCTTACCCATGCGTTGCCAGAACTCGTCCCACATTCCGGCTTCTTGAAAGTGATAAGTAAAGATGTGCTTGATGTTGTCGTAATACTGCTTGATCTGACGATCAATGATCATCAATTCCATGACGTACTCAGCGTCTGAGACGTAATCAGGTACGGGCTCACCTTTTGCAACCGCCGCCTCTTGGGCTACCTTAGCCTCTTCAAGCTGTGTTCGTTGGTGTTCGTATTTGCCCGCAGCCGAAAAAAACTTGGTGACACCCGACATGGAGTCGGCCAGCGTCTTTCCTGATTCCACCGCGCCATTAATCTCATCAAAAGCTTCTTTGGCAAGAGCTGCGGCTTCTTTTACTCCGGTAACAACAGCTTTAACCCCAGCAACAGCCAGACCAATTGTTACCGGGTCGATCACTTCTTACTCCCAAAGAATATTGATTGTTCCTGCATCAAAGGTATCTGTGCCGTTGACTGTGGTGATACGGACTATATCTAAAGCACCACCAAGTGTTACTGATCCAGCAATAGAATTTACGCTTGGAAGCGACGTACCTATAGTTCCGTTTGCGGTCCAAGCATTACTGCCCAAGAGGGTAAACACAATACTTCCGTAGCCAGCAGTTGCAGCACTCAATCCACCATACATATCAAAACCTGCGGTAAAAGACTGAGTTGGTGGTGTGCCATTTGCGTTAGAACCTGTCCCCAAGTACCCAGATGTTACAACCGTACCGCCCGTTCCTAGCCTAAAACGCAGTGACGAACTTCCACTAAGACTAATTCCATTTAACATCACCGTAACCCGCTTTGCCGTACTAGGTATACCAGTAAAGTCAACGCTAGTACCTGATGCTGTAACAGCCGTACCCGACGTTATAGTCGTAGACCACGCACCATCACCACGCAAAAACGTAGAGGAACTTGCGGTGCCTGTTGCCTCAAGAAGTCCGGGCTGTACTTTAGTCAAGGCCATAGCTTATTCCCACAAAATGTTGATTGTGCCAGCGTCAAAGGTGTCTGTGCCGTTGACGGTGGTGATACGGACGCGGTCAAGAACCCCAGCTAAAGTTTTTGCCCCAGAAGAAAAATACATAAAATCACCGCCGGTAGTGTTTGACACCGAACCTGTTTCAGTCCACGTATTGCCCGTTAGGTTTGTTATTGTCATTGAGCCATTAAAATTATAAGACGCTCCAATATTATGGAATTGAAATCCGGTAGTTGAATTGACAGCGTTAAGACCGCTTGTTGAACAATACATACTAGCCGAAGCGTATCCGGTAGCTTCTACCCCACCTGATGTGCCTAATCTTATTTGCCAACTGCTTGAGCCGTTTGTACTTACTGCACTAAACATCACAGTAACCCGCTTTGCCCACGACGGGATGCCTGTGAAATCAACAGACGTACCAGAAGCACTTACCGCCGTACCGGAAATAATCAGTGTGCCGTTCTCGTTGGCATTACTACCTACCGCAGCTAAAGCTGTTGCTGTCATTCTGTCACCTCTGCTGGTTCAGGTACGTTGCCCTCGGCAAGCCATGCGAGATAGGCTTGGTAGTCGGTGTTCGCGGGGTCGAAGGGGATGCTATAAAGCACTTCTCCGACTTGCTTATTTACGACATTTATTAATCCAGTAACCGGGCTTTTTACAAGTTTGTACATTTATAACTCCGCTTGAAATGCAACAAAGGCAGAAGCATTAAGTGTACGAACCATCCCTGCCCAACCAACTGTTCCAGATACCTCAGAAGTATTGTTAAGCTCCACCACTTCAGTCGAAGCTGCTTCCAAAGTTAAGCTGTTAAACGGGTCATTACCACCGTTCCTATAAAAAGTGTAATAGTTTGTTCCTGATGTTGATGCAATGGTTGGCGCAGTCCTCATTGAAACTTTAAGCGGTACAGACATATATACAGAAGTCGCTGTGTATGCACCCCCTAAACCAATTGAAACATTGTTCCCGCTTGCTAAAACTTGATAATACCGCTGGCACATCGCTAACTCACGCCCATAATCCCTGAACTCAAACGACGTTGCGTTGCTGCCGCGCTCTAGCTGGACTCCGGTGATGTAGAAGGTGGCTCCGTTGGTTCCTACGACTGATGTTGCGCCTGTAGCGGACAAGTAAAGCGAACTAGACCATGAGCCAGCAGTGCCGCTGTATGTAGACCCAGTACCAAGTGACCAATTTACCGATATGCCCCTGCCGTTATTTGTCAGCCAAGTACCACTAGTATCGCCCGCAATAGTGATCGTTTTCTGTTCCCAAGTATTAGCGGCGCTGATTGTGTAACTAAACGGATACGATCTATTTACTGCGTTATTAACAAGAGAACCACCAAATGTTCCGGTCAATGAACTACGAACCCAGAAAGACAGAGTAATTGTTGCCGCTGACGCAGAACCCCAACCAAGGTCTGCAATGTTATAGCCTTCAATGTGCTGTCTGATAATAAAAGCTTCAGCCGAACCAACGGTGTATGCTGACGAAGACGTAAACAGTAGTGAGTTTATAAAACCTGTTGGCGCAGTGGATGACTGCTGCGATGTGCCTTTACTACTTTGCGACATGGAGTATTGAAACCTATCTACGCCCCACACGTTATCGTTTGCCGTAACACTCGCCCCAGCATTCCTCTGGTCAATCACCATCCCCGGATTGATGATCCGGTTCTTGAATCCTGTGAAGCCCGACACTGCTGCGCCGTTGACTGTCAGGGTTGAGTTGAATGTGGATGCGCCGGTGACTGTGCCGCCCGTCAAGGGTAATGCGTTTGAGATAGACGTTAGGGTATAGACCTCGATGACTACGATGTCGCCAGCCGTACAAGCGTTGTTCAGCACTACCGTTGTTCCGTTCGTTGCTGTGTAGTCAGCAGGGGCAAGCTGGGAGCCGTTACGGATGACGTTGATGAAGCCGACAGTGTAGCTGCCGCTTGGGGTGAACGTAGTCTGACTTGCAGTTGCTGTAAACGAAGTCGATGAGAAGTACGCCGTGTTGCCCGGTGACGATACGCCAATGACAGGCAAGCCCAGATACAGCACCGAGATGTTGTTCGTACCCGATGGCGGTGCGCCTGAGAATGTCAGGGTGGTGCTGATTACGGAGTATGTGTTTGGGTTCTGAACTACGCCCGATACTGCAACAATAATCGAACTTGTGCTGGCTGGCGCATAGGTCAGTGTGAAAGCCGTAGTTGATCCGTTACCGCTGAACTGATCGAACGGGAATGAGCCGGTAGTTGGTTGTGCGCCGATGTAACTCATTATTTGACCCTAATATTTGATACAAGCAAGTAGAGCTACGTTTACAGGTCTTGTTTCATTCCCGAACCTAACTGTCCCATTACTTCCTGTAACCGGATCACCAGTTTTTAATGTGTCTCCAAATGATCCTGTACCCGTATAAGTAACAGCAACGCCTGAAGAATTTATTACTCCGCCATGCCAATGGCCTTGAAATTGGTCGGTTTGTGTTGAGCCAAAAGCACGTCCACTATCTACTGATCCATTATCTACCCAACCACGAGCAAATTGTCCGCGCATATCAGGCACGTTAAAAGTAGTAGACCCATCACCAACACCAAACGTGGTACCGATTGCAGAAAATAAGGCTGCGTAAGTAGTGCGTGATATTGCCGCACCGTTGGCTTTTAAATACCCATCTGGTGCGGTGTTCATAGCAACAAAAATAACGGCACCAGCGGGCATAGCTGCGCCGGGAGAAAGTCCTTCTGCTGGTATCGTGCTTATTGGCATTTAAATCCCCAGAGCTGCTTTAATCTCGTCAGGTGTTGCTGCTGCGTCGATGTTAGTTTGAATCACAGCGTACTTCTCACGGATGGCTTGACGAGCAGCTTCTGCGCCTTCGGCTTGACCCGGAATTTGCTTTGCAATAGCGTCGTCGTAAGGCTTAAATTCTTCAGCCCTAGCAGCACGACGCATATCGTGACCAATGGTTTTGGCTTTGTCGATGTTGATCTTGATCATGCTTCATACTCCCATGCGTTACGGAACGTGCGATCTGAGGGCACGTCGCTTACATCCACAATCTTATAGGGCTTGCCCATCGGGACATCCTTGGCTGCGATCTGCTGAATCGTCAGGCCACACTCAGCCGTTGGGATAATGACAGCAACACCGCCGTCATCAGTTGGGTAAATAATTCGTTGGCTCATGTTTACTCCTTGTTAGCGGAAGATCGAGACATTACAGTACAACGGATCAACGCCAGCGCCGCCGTCAGTTACTAAAAATCTTACTGAAGTTGTGGTGTACGACCGAGGAGAAAACCCTCGTTCTGTGTTACCCGCGACAATAGCGTCACTTAAAGTACAAGTCCCATTCGCAGCATAGTTCGCATCCGTCAGCGCATTCGTAAAGTTGACCGTATAGTCCCCAGTACCGTTATCCGTAATACTCGACACATTAAACGATGCGCGAATAGCGACAGTGCCGGTTCCGTTGAAGTTGACCCAAGCTTTTGCCAAGCCATCAATCGTCGGTTGCCCGCCTGATGGATTCGTTACTGTAGTGACTCGTAGTGTGCTCATCGGAATACCCCAACGCAAACTGTATCAACGTCAGATACTCCAGCAGTTTGTGTAATAAATGAATTTATCCTGCACGACCCCGCTGCAAATCTTGTACCCGCGCCGGGATTATTGAAACCATAACTACCAAAAGAATTACCACTACCTGAACTTCCCATAATAGAATAATTTGCATCCGCAAACGCAGTCGTAAAGTTCAATGTGTAATCACCTGTACCGTTATCCGTAATCGAACTCACATTAAAACTCGCCCGGATAGCCACTGTGCCCGTACCGTTAAAGTTTACCCATGCCTTGGCACTACCGTTAATCACGGTCTCAGACGGAACCGATGAGGAACCTGTCTGGTTGGATATGGTGGTTAGTCTTAGTGTGCTCATGGTTTAACGGAAGACTGAAACATAATACGATGCTGGGTCATAAAAATTTGCCGCACCTTGAATATCTGTCCAGCAGACTCTAATTTGAGTTGTAGATTGCGTAGTTGGTGTCCCAACAGACGCGCTGCCATAAATTCTTGCAACAACAGAACCATTTGACGTTGTATACATTGGGGCAGATACATTTACGCAATAATTTGCATCCACCATAGCCACCGTAAAGTTCACCGTGTAGTCGCCTGTACCGTTATCCGTAATGCTTGATACGTTCCCTGAAGCTCTGATCGCAACCGTACCTGTGCCATTAAAATTAACCCAAGCCTTCGCCGTGTAGACCTCTACACCAGCCTGAGTTGCAATAGTCGTGACTCGTATGGTGCTCATACAATAGCCCAGTTACCGCCAGTAGAGATAGTCACCGTTACGCCTGTAGCAATCGTAATCGGGCCTGAACTCATAGCGTTAGTTGTACTGCCAATGGTGCGGTTTGCTGTCACCGTCTGACCGTTCTCG